GGCGACGCGCTGCTGGCGATCGGTCGAGAGTACGGTAAGATGCTAGACACTGATCCGAACATCCCGTATCTGGCCCCGCGCTTTCTATCGCTGGCCGATCGGCGTTGGTTCAGTATCAGTGGACTGGATACGCACTTCACGTTGCAACACGGTGACGTGACCGAGCAGATGCCACCGACGTTTGAGGGCATATCATATGACCTCGGCCAACCGACGCTGATGGAATGGCGCCGGATAGTTATGGAGAACCAGGAACATGGCCCTCTCGCAGCAGATGAAGCAGATCCTTCTCGACCCGGAGACATCAGCGACGGTCCTGTTGATCGCCGCGAGCGACCTGCTCGGCCCGGAGTGGCTGAACTGGGACCCGATGACGATCCGGATGGAGATGCAGGAGGAGTTGGGATCCCCGCTTAAGGAGCCTTCTTTCAACAAGCTCCTGGCAGCGAGGGAACTCGTAACGACCGATGGGTTTTACACTAACCTTCCGGACTTCATCCGACTCTGCAACGCCCTCTACAACGGTAGCGTCAGTCCGCATGCGTTTGACCCCGCAGACGCAGGGGAAATTGCGTGGGCTATTACTGAATCTCTCCTTATCTGGCCACCCGATCCGAATGAAGAAGAACCATTCACTGATCAGATACTTGAGTACATCGGTAAGACGCTAGATGAAGAGGGCATTATGACTCCTCCCGACGTCTTGCGGCTCGGCATCTTGAACGAGCAGACGTGGGAGAAGGTGCAGGCGACCTACTCAGACGATCCGTCGATGTTCAACGCGATCTACGACAAAGAGCGTGAGAAGACCGACGAGATCAACGCCGTGGTGAAAGCCCGGCTGCGGCGCCTGCTGGAGACGCTGGACGCCCTGCCGTTGCGAGACGGCGACGCCACCGACTCCGTTAAGCGTATGCTTGGGGCAATTCAATCCAAAGAAGAAGAGGGCAGCAAACTCAAACCGATTTGAGTCTTGGCTGTCCGTCGGAGGACAGCATGCCCAGAATGCCCGAAACGTCTGATAGTGACTACACGGCTATCACACCAGACCTACGTGAACGGCGGCAAAGGCGCGGGCGCCGAACCGCCGAGACCATCGACCAGGAGCGGCTGCGGTCCATTGGTAACGACCGCAGCTGGATTCGCAACGAGGCCTGGCGCGCACCGACTCCAGTAGTCTTCAACGCCAACTACTCGTTCGTTCGCGTGCTGTCGCACGTAACGCACACCGCTACATCTATGTCGGACTACGGTGGACGATACGTTTCGGCGAGGAGTAGCGACGGCAACTACGAGTGGGATGCCACCGTAGGAGACGTCATCCTGGCGTGCTATCATCATCGACGCATGGCCGAGGAGATGCGACTGTATGTTGCGCTGCCGGATTCGTTGACATACCACGTCAATACCGGCAAGATCATGCGCGAGACTGGTTGGCATCGCCTGATGCGTCCGATCGCGCGCAGCTGGCTCGCCATGCTACCCATCCACCGAATCGTCCGTGCCTGCATTGAAGGGACAACCGAGATTGATGCCGCGGTCGCGCTATCGTCCGACATGTCACGTGACGACACGGCAGCGCTACGCAACGCACGTGCACATTTGCAGGAAATCCTCGCAGAAGCACTGCGTGCACCGGAGGACAGCTTCGAACGACTGATTCAGATGCAGTTCGAGGACCTTCGGCACCGGCTGATGTACATGACGGGTCAGAACCGGGAGTTCATCATGTCGGCGCTCCAGAGTCACTACAATCGCGATTTTCCGTCGCGCTCACGCGCCATGGATGACATCCGCGATATGCTGCGCAACTGCGAGATCGACGGGGTTGCCGGCAACCTGACGCGTCGTGTACGCCACGACGCCAACGACTGCCGCGCGCTGGTACTGATGCTCGAGGGCTGCCTCGGGGTCGTCCAGGCGGAGCACCGTCGCCAGGCGTGGGTTGAGGACATCATCACGCGACTCGACGGGTGGCCCCACACCACCGGAGGCGTGAACAACCTAGTGGCCGATATGGATCTGTACGACGTGCTCGACGCAGCCAACGGCCTAATACAAAGCGAGGAATTCGTAGCTATCTCGCGAGACGGCACGCTACAACGCCAAGAAAACCCGGATGTGGATGAAGCACTTGGCGCTGTCAGACGTGTACTCGCCGATCGCTACGGTCTCGACCGCAGCAGGAGTCAGATCCGTGCTGCATTGCAAGACGTCTTCGACGAACGCGGAGGAGACGCAGAGGAACCGCAAGGTCCTGTTACAAGTGAAAGACGTCCAAGAGGAGTACGTTTAGACAGGAGAGATGATGGCGACTAAATTCGCTCAGTCCTTCATGTCGAAGATCGACTCTGGATCGTCTGTCATTTGGGTGTACTTGTCTGGCGACGAGGGCCGCGCAGAGCGAGCCCTGAAAGAGATCGCTGCCGAGTATACCAGGCAGACGCCTGTTGATCTGCGATGGTACAGCTGGAACTGTGTGACGGGAGCCAGCTGGAATACGAAGTGTATCGACCCGTTACAAGCATTGCAGGAGGCTGCTTCCCAGAAGCTGCCAGGGGACGGCCTGATTCTCATGAAGGATCTTGGCTCGTATCTCAACGGCCAGGGGCAGAAGAACCTGCAACTACGAAGAGCGCTCATGGAGATTTGCATCGACAACGCGCTCAGCAACGACAAGAGAACGCGACCTATCGTCACACTGGCCAACACGCCAGTCCCTCACGCCGATATTGCGGAGTACTGCGACGTCATCGACTTCGAGCTCCCGCGATACGACGAGATGAAGAAAGACGTGTTCGACTTCATCGTTGGCTCCGCCGCACGGAGCAATAAAGGTAAGAAGAAGACAACTGTGGATGCAGAGCTGGAAGAAAAGATCATCCGCTCGATGCTCGGAACGACCTCCGAAGAAGCACAGCGCATCTTTGCGTACGCGTGTGCTGTGAGTGGGGGCGTCAACGAGCAGTGTCTGGACATCATCGCCGCCGAAAAGGCGAAGGTGATCCGGAAGGTGGAGGGTCTGCGCTTCATTCCGCACGAGAAGATCCCGAACGCCGATCAGATCGGTGGCTTCAAGACCTTCTTGTCGTGGCTGCGTAAGCGCGCTCGTGCCTACACCCAGCACGCCCAAACTGTCGGGCTGGAGCTCCCACGGGGCTCGGTCCTGATCGGGCCTGCGGGTACGGGCAAGACACTGGTGGCGAAAGCCGCGGCCAAGATGCTTGGGCTGGACCTGGTGCTGATGGACATCGGCAGCATGTTCGACAAGTATGTCGGCGGATCGGAAGCGAAGATCCGTTCTGCCCTCCAAATGGTCGCAGCCATGCCGAACGCCCTGCTCATGATCGACGAGATCGACAAGGCTTTCGGCGGCGCCCACGAGAACCAGGCTGCGGACAGCGGCGTGGCGTCTCGGGTGTTGAGCTACTTCCTCAACTGGCTGAGCGAGCGGGACATGGCGTCCGATTCTGACGCCCGTACGTTCGTCATGGTCACGATGAACCGAACGGCTGGGGTTCCCGATGAACTCCTGCGTGCCGGACGATTCGATCGGGTGTGGTCCACGGACCTGCCGGACCAAGACGAGCGGCTCGAGATCCTCAGCATCCACCTGGACCGGCGCAACTGCGACTCGGCCCACTACGGAAAGTCACTGCGTACAGTGGTGACCGGCACCGACCAATACACCGGCGCAGAGCTGGAAGAGATCGTGATCAGCGCTCGCAATGACGCCTACGACGACCGTATGTCGAAGTGGGAGGACGCGGGCAAGAAGGGCGACCCGCCCGACGCTGAAGCGATCCGTCCGACTGCCGAAGAGCTTCTTGCCGCTGCGAGAGAAATCACGCCGGTAGCGAAGATCAACGCAGATGCTGTCGCCGCTATCAGAAAATTCTGCCAGGAGAACACCTACCCGGTCAACGGGGAACGCGTTCACAATACTGGCCGCAAGTCGCGGAAGGTCTCCACCGAGAGAGCCGCCACGGCTGCAGACCCCTCCTCCAACTAGGAGATTTGCATTGAGCCACATGACTCGACGCAAAAGCGCTATCAAGGACGCCGCGGCCTTGAAAAAAGCGTGCGACAAGATTCCCGGCGCACAATATATGGGCGTCGCCAAGGGCAAAGGCGGTGGCATGCGCAACAAGCACGGCCACCAAGTCCAACTGCCCGGTTGGCGATACCCTGTAACGATCGATCAGACCACTGGGGAATGTTCGTTCGACAACTACAACGGCTCTTGGGGTAAAGAGAAAGAACTCGACAACCTCAAGCAGCAGTACGGGGTCGAAGCTGCCAAAGCCAAGGCGGAAGCCGAAGGCGCTACCGAGATGGAAGAACTGAAACTGGACGACGGCTCGATCAAGCTGGTCATCCCCATCGGGGGCGGTGACTACGCGGTCGAAGGCGACGGCGGCGGAGGTGATGGCTGGGACGTCTAGTCCTGCCAATTTTATTCACGAGAACAAGATTGGAGAACAAATGCCTATCACCGGACCCCGCATCGAGATTACGGTCTCTCCCAAGGGAGAAGCAACGACCGCAGTTTTCGGCGTCCAAGGCGGCAGCTGCCGCGCCCTGACCGAAGGTTACGAGAACCTGTTCGGTGAGGTTGAAGAAACCCTCGACACCGCAGAGGCTTACGAAGATCCCGAGGAAATCGAGATCAAGGGTGAGCAAAAGGGCGGTTAACTGAAATAAGTCCCAGGACGAGGATGAACGGGCAGCAGCTCCGGAGGCGACGGCCTCCAACAGGAGTTGGGCGTGCCCTCTGCCTTACACCCACGTGACGCGCACGTAGTTGTGTCGGTGTGAGTGTCTGGACGGGAGCCGGGGTGTTGGATACATGCCAAAGTGTGAGCCCATCATAGCCGCACACGGCCCAGCTTAAAGGGGAAGCCGGCCCTGGGACTTTTACTATTCAAGGAGGACGACATGCCAAATGTCGAAATCGTCATTGAGGGAGACGGCACAGTTCGTCATCTGGTTGATGCCAACTCTGAGCGCATCGGCCAGGCTATTGCTGGCGAGAAGATTGATACTCGCCGCGCCTCGCACGTGGAGACGTGGTCGAGTCTCACTGACGACGCTAAGAAGCTGCTTCTGGAGACGCGACTGGTTCGTTTGAAGAATGGCGTGCCCCACGCACGCGTCTTCGGGTCGACCCGGATCGTGGACATCCAGAACTACTTCTGGGCGGATCTTACGCCATGCAACGGCCCCATCCAGGGACCGTTTGTAAACTACGAGCAGGCCATTGGTTCTGAAATCAAATGGCTTCAATCACAAAACCTGCCCATGCCGAAGGAAGACAATGCCGACTGACGGCGAAGCCTACGAAGGCGGACAGCTTTTACAACACATCTCGCGACACGTTTTTATCGTGATGCTACACGTCTCGTGGCCGCGGTTGAGCTTCAAGATCGACAACGCCAAAGTGTCGGTCCCTGCCAACGGCGGTAGCCAAGACAAGGAGAAGGAGGTTCAGGAGAAGTACCGGACAGACCCGAAGTTCAAGTTCTGTCCTGAGGACTGGAGCAAACGCCTCGGCAACCTCGAGTACCGCGCCCGAACACGCCTCTCAAACGCATCCATCAAGTTTGCCACGCGCGGAATGGCTGTGCTACCAGTCACCCGTGCCGCTGACGTGTTCTCTGGATTCCGTACGCTCCGCGAGGAGCTGATGGGCTATCAGGAGGACTTCGTCAGCGACTACGAGCAGATCTTGGCGGATCTAAAAGATGACCTCGCAGTTGAGGTCTACGACCAAGCCTCCGGCAAGATGCCGAGTAAGCAGGAAATCGCAACGAAATTCGGGCTTACTTGGGCGATCGTGCCTGCTGGTGGCGGCAGCAACATCAACGGTGAGCAGATCGATTTGCTGCGCAGCATCCTCCGAAGGGCGCTGCCAAACGCAAACGACATACTCGCCGTCGATATCGAGGAGGCGTCGCTCATGCTCGACCAGATCGAGTCGCAGCTGACCTCGTCGGCGATCACCGACGAAGAGGCGGCTGAGCTGATCGGCGAGGCGCGTGAGCAGATGAACAAGTTCACCGAGCAGATGCTCGAGGACATGGCTCGCGAACCGCGCCAACTGCTGGTCGACGCGACTGATAACCTGATGGAGGCTCTCACAGATCCCAAACGCATAGTACAGAACGGCACCATCGCACAGGTCGAGCGCGCCTTCGAAATGGTCGAAGGCTTCTCATTCCTGGCCGGCGATGAGCTGCTCGCTGAAATCAAGCGAGTGCGTTCGCGGCTGAACGAGCACGAAGTCAAACAGCTGAACTCGGATGCCGAGATCGGGGCCAAGCTGGCCGCCGGTTTGCAAGGCGTGCGAGACGAGGCTGCCAATGCGCGGTCCGCTGCGACCGCCGTACGGCAGTTCCGCGGAATCCGTTTCCGGGAAACCGCTGACACGTAACAAACAGGTGTGCCGCGGGTGGTTTTACTATTGCTTGCCCATTTCCCCACCCGCGGCCTCCTTTTCCTATAGGAGATACTATGTCCACAGCAAAGAACCTGATTCAGATGCGCACGCAGTTGGCGCACATCTCGCTGCCGGTAAGCCAGAAGGCAAAAACAGCAGCACTGCGGCTTGGAGCTGCACTCTGGGACGTTGTGCCCACACTGCCGGTCGACATATCGTACGGCGGGACTGGCCAGGTAACGCTCGAGATCGAGCTTACTGGCGGAACCGTAGGCACGGTGGAGATCGATGCCGAGGGGTACTTCTACGTGGACACCGGAACGCCCGACGAAGGTCTGGCACTCGACATCCTGATGTTCCTCGACAGGGAGACAGGCGATGGCGAAAGCCACGAAGAAGAAGGCACCAGTCAAACGGACGGGCAAGAAGAAGCGCCCGGCCCCAAAGAAGGTGCAGATCAAAAAGAAGGCCAAGGTCAAGATGACCCGGCTCAAGAAGAAGGTAGCCAAGAAGAAGGTCAAGAAGAAAGCAAAGATGCCGACACGCAGTAGTGCGGTGAAGTACACCTTCAAGAACGGGGTCAAGCACGGCTCCGACGGAAGTACGGCGTACCCATCCAAATGCAAAGAGTCCACATCGTCGAACGGGCTGACCAAGTACCTGACGATCCTGTGGACCGATGACACACTCTCCTGCGACTGTCGCGGGTGGGCGATCCTCAAGAAGGATTCTGCTGGTAATCCCAAGCCCCGCACGTGCAAACACTGCAAGGCATCGGAGGCCAGCGACTACGACGACATGACCGCTGTCGATCAGTTCCAGCCGGGCACGGCCAACGCGCCGCGCAGCACGCAGCTGGATCTCAGTGACGAGCGTCAATGGCGGGGCATTCGTTTCCGCAATACCGAAGACTAGCACCAACCCAGTCGATTGAATTTGGACCTGCTGTCGAAGCCACGTTGGCCAGACGGCGGTCCTTCCGTCAATCGACAGGAGGTGCTTCGTGCTTCAGCCCGGTAACTCTAAACTGGGTAACATTCATACATTCAGTCTCCCACCGTGCATCACTTGCCCTGGTGAGACAGAAGTGTGTGCTGCAAACTGCTACGGAAAGAAAGGTCACTTCCGCCGCTCCAACGTGAAGAGCAGCCACGCTGCGAACCACAAGGCGGTGAAGAAGGACAATTTCGTAAGCAAGATGGTGGATGAAATCCAGCGGAAGAACGTCAAGACGCTGCGGATCCACGTCACGGGCGACTTCTTTGACGCCCCATACATCCGCAAGTGGATTGCCGTTGCCGAACAGTGCCCGGACGTGACGTTCTACGCGTACACCCGGTCCTGGCGCATCAAGCGATTGATGCCCGCACTGACCGATTTCAACGCGCTGCCCAACACCAAGTTGTGGTGGTCGGTTGATGAGGACACCCACGAGATCGACGGCAAGCCGCCGACCCTCAAGGGCGTTCGGTCCGCCTACATGCAGACCTCTGACGACGAAGTTGTCCCTGCCTACTGCGACATGGTGCTGCGTACCAAGCGCGCCACGCTCGTACGGTTCACCAGCGGCCGCCTCGTGTGCCCTGGCGAGAACGGGATGACGTACAAAAGAAAAATGACGTGCGAGCGCTGCCGCATTTGTCAGACTGACAAGAAGGTGCCCCGCAAGGCTCGCACCCGGAAAAAGGTGAATGCCTAGAAGACCACGCGACCTCCGAAAGGAGCCGCATTGGGAAGAGCATATCGGTGATTACTTCGGTAACGTCGAAGGATGGGTCGCAGAAAATACCCTCCAACGCTGGGCACAGACCAGCGGCTCCTTCCCGATCCGGCCCTATCTCGGAAGCATAATCGCTATCTCACCGGAAAAGAAAGAGTACATCAACGGCGCCGCCTTTTGGCGCCACGACATCATCGCCGATGCGTGGCGCGGCCCTTTCAATATGGGCGGCGCGTTGATGCTACTCACAGCAGATCCGGGAACACTGTCCGGCCGAGTAAAAGATAACAACATAATCGGCCGGTGGTACGGCAATCGTGTGACGACCGCCTGGCGGTACACGAAATTGCAACCCCGCAACGGCGAGCACTCCAACGACTGGCTCGACGCCGTGCGTAACAACCACAAGGACATCAGTTGGGATGTCAAAATGTTCATGAACGTACAGCTTACGGGCTTGACGCCGTACGCCAAGACGCCGAATGACTTCCGCAGGATCATCAACGCGATGTTCCAGCCGCTCATCACGGATTACACGTGGATGGACGACGGTCATCTATGGGCGCTGCGGGATGCGTGTGAACAGATGCCGAAAGGCACATGGAAAAAGATGCGTGAATGGCTACTACGCCAGAAGCTATCTGACGAGGCGCGACTGGCGCTCGGTGGTCGGCCCGGCCGGCTCGCCGAAAATCAAACGCCAGCGGAGAATCGTAAGTTTCGCAAGGTCAACATCGAACGAACGGAAGGAACTTCGGAATGACGCAGATCGTATTCAGCGTCATCTGCATGGTCTCGATTGCGCTGTGGCTGCTGCTGGTCGTAAGCGTTGCGATCGCAGCGGAGACGCTCAAGAAGGTCTCGGATGACTTCAGCAGAATTCGGACCGCGGAACGGATGAAGGTGTGTCTCACGAGGCTATGTATGCCCGTGACGTTTGCTATTCTTTTGGTCTGGGCATTGTTATGTCCATACCTATAAACCGGCGGATCATCCGCCCAAACAAGGAGCTGTGCTATGCTCGATGATGCGATTGCTCACTATGCTGAGCACGTGAAACCGGAGGCCAGTAGGGCTGGTTGGATTCAGCACTGCAAGCAGGCCGTTGATTCGGTGCGCAACCACGCGGCGATCGACTCGAAGTTGTTCGTCAACTACGTGGTCGAAGTGCCGAGCGGGCGTCAGATCATGGACATCGTGAAGCCGGAAGACGGCGAGAAGCCGACCGACATGATGATCTATGATACGGACTCCAAGAGCTTCACCCGCTGCCGCGCCCGCAAGATGCGCAGCCGGTTCATGCTCAAGGTCCACGCCAAGGACATGATTTCCAGTCCCCGCGGCGTTGCCGTGGCGCTGGTCGAACGCGGTAGCAACGCGTTGTTCGTCGGCGGTAGTTTCTGCAACTACCTCGACACCTGGAACCGCCACGTCGGTCTCTGGCTGGCGATCCAGAACATGCAGCCTGTCCCGTGGCAGCTGGCACATCAGATGAAGGCGCTCCCGCTCGACACCGAGCTGGCCCACCTGCTGATGAGCAAGCACAGCACGGAGAAGCTGAAGGAGAAGGTCCCGCCTCCGTGGGACTTCGTCATCCAGGAGGGACGCACGTGTGCCCACACGGAGTTCCACTGGTTCGAAGCGGATAAGAAACCGTTTACGAGGATCATTCAGGGACGGCGAAAGGTGTGCTGTCCCATCTGCGAGAAACCGCTTAGCCGCCCCGTATTTCCGCCGACCACCAGGACTGCGATCATCACGACGATCCAACTGGCGACTCGGTGCTGGGACAGACGGTTCGGTGACAAGGAGTCCACGACGAATGTCAGCAACAACCTTTCCGAGAACGGGTCGCCATCAAAAATGGTTGCCGGAACCCCTATTACAGAGCAGCGGGGGTGACGAGTACGACGACGAAGACGAAGACTTCGACGACGACTACGACGACTACGACGATGACGACGACTACGACGACGATGATGAAGACGAAGACGACGATTTCGACGACGACTTCGACGACGACTATGAAGACGAAGAAGACGACGAATGGAACGACTTCGACGACGATGAGGAGGACTGATGGCCTCCCTCACCCCGCTCGAGTTGTGCGTCGCAGTATTCGTGATCGTGTCAGGCGTCGCGAGCTGGTTTCTATTGGGTCTCTACGATCGGTGCACTAGTTCACACCATCCCAGAGGCTCCCCGGACGAGGATTATGCTGCGCGGCGAGCCGCGCTTGCTCGTCGGGAGAAATTGCTCGCCCGAAAGACGCCGACTTCACAGCAAAAGGCTCAACCCCTGAAGCAGCCGCAACCTCATCAAAAAGCTCGATGTCGCCCCGCGGCAACGTCGGAACGATAGAGGCCAGCTTCTCGGTGTCGACCCACGCGCCTGCGGGCGCAACCTCGTCTGTGAAATCATCGCCAAGCGCGTCAGCGAGATCGTTGACAGGCAGACGCTGCAAGTCCGCCTTTTTGTAATAATTGCCGGAGAGCGGCGACCCCACCAGGTCGTCCGACAGTTCGGCAGCAAGTTTCTCGGTGACGGCGAACAGCTCCTCGGGTCGCTGGATGACATTGTCATACCGGCGGTTGAGGCCAGTCTCACGATCGAATTGGTCCACGACCGCTGCGATCTTTGTGAGAACGCTGTAGTGCCGGATACTATCCGAGGATTCCTCACACAGCCGGGCGAGCTTTTCCAACTCCTGTTGCAGCTCGCTCGGCTGGTGTGTATTCCCTGCGGCTTTGATGCGGGTGCGGATGATCTCCGCAGCCTGCTTACCCGAACACACACCGAGGCCCGCCATTTTCTCCAGCATGTCGATGTGCTCCGGCAGGTCCGCGCCGAATGCAGCACGTTTCTGGAGTATCTTCGTCGCGAACTTGTTCCGATCCGCATACGGAAGCTGGTCGCGATACTCGGCGAGCCAATCTGCCGCGGCCTTGACCTCACCGATGTTGCGCATCGGGTAGTGCCGTTCACGCTGTCCCTGACCGTCATCGAAAACGACCGCGAAATCCGAATCCGGAAGTTCAGTCGAATCGTAGCGTCGGGCCGCGGCAACCTTTTCTTTCATCTCGGTCACCTGATCGGCCACGCCATGGAACTGGGCGGCATGCATCAGACGGCTCTCGACCAGATCGGCCTGCCCGACACTCATCTCGGCCCGCTTCTCGTGGAAGAAGATCGAGGACATGACCGTGGCTGCGCCGGTATGGCAGGGATAGCGCCGACGAGAGAGGTCGGCGTACTGATGGGGGGCGACGTCGTCATCTCCGCAGATGTCACGTTGGCTCGCGGACTTGACAAAGGCTGGCAACGGATAGATGGAGTTGATACGATGAATCTCCTGTCCGTTGAGGTCTTCTGTTTGATCCATTACGCTGGACATGGTTTGTTCCCTGTTTCGAGGTCTACATGTTAAGACGCCGGTCGATCAACGCGCATATCGGATGGCACCAGGTGCTGCCATTGCTAGGAATCAAGGCCGCCTCCACGTCCATCCCGCTGATGGTGCCCTGCCCGATGTGCAGGAAACCCCGCCTGACTATCTACAATGATAGCAAGTTCGGCGGGAATTGGCACTACTGCCCTGACTGCCATTCCTCTGGAGATATGATAGAACTGGCAGCAAAAACGTGGAAGATCAGTTTGGAGGACACAATCCGGCGATTGGTCGCCTCCGGGCTCCCATTCCCGGCGGACGCCGTCACTCAGGAGGCAATCCGGCGCTACGAGCAGGGCTACGTGGCCGAACAAACGCACATTCGCCGGCTGCGCGAGGACAGCCGCCGGCTGATGGCCGACGGGGACGTCCAGCTCGAGCGCGTCCTCCAGCAGATGGGCCTCCCGCAGGACCACCAGCGGGCCTACTGGCGGAAGCGCATGGGGCGCTTCATCGGCGGGGCCGACAAGCTCCGCTGCATCCAGGGGTTCTACCCGCACGCCGGTCCGCGCAAAGAGAACTCTGTGGGCCGCAACGAGCACGCGAACATGTTCCGCGGCAAGGGCTGGAACGATATGCTCGTGGTGCCCTTCCACGATCTGCCCGAGCGCTGTGCCGGTGTGCTGTTCATCGGCCGCCACGCCGAGCGAGACAAAGACTACACGTTCCGGCTGGTCGACTCCAAGCTGGCGCCGCACGGGGCTGCCGCAGCTGTGGCGGAGATCGGCGTGTGCATGGCGGACGTGCTGAACGGCCCGACGTCCCATGCGCAGCTCTTCAAAAATCAGGTGTTCGTGATCCCCGATCCGGCCACGGCGCTCAAGCTGCAGGCCCGGCACATGAAGGACGCGGACCTCCCGCTGCCGATCGTGGGCACGTACAACGCGCTGGTCCGCCGGCAGACCCGTAAATGGGAGCTGCGCACGTACGACTTCTGGCGTACCCGACCGGACAAACGATTCATCTTCTGGGACAAGGTGCTGTCGGCCAACCTGTTCAACATGGCGGCGCGTGCCGATGGGCTTGTGAGCATCGTCCCTGCTGCGCAATACACGTGGCGGCGGCCGCCGCACATGTGGCTGCGAGACATGCAGCGCCGGGCGCGACCCTGGGCAGAGGCGCTAGAGGCGCATCTACGCGTAATCCCGGAGGACGCGGCTGCGACGCTGCTGCAAAACATCGACATCCCTCCCGACATGTTGATGCAATTCACGGATGGCTGCTGCGACGAGGTGCAGGAGCTGCTGGAGCGCCACCGAAAGGCGGCCACGCAGTTCCACAACACGACAGTCAGGGGCCAGGGCATTGAAGAGATGAGCAATGGCTGGCACGTCGCCAAAACCGGCGAGTGTGTCTGTGACGCCATTCTCAGGGTGGAGAAGGTCATCTGCATCGAAGACGACGAGGACGCCGACCCCTACTATCAGGGGAGGATCATCTATGGTAATGAGCAGGTGGAATTCGTTGAGCCCATGAGCAAGATCGAGAGCGACCCAGGGACATGGCTCAAGAAGAAGGTGCTGTCCAAGCTCGGCAAGATGGTCGTCATCAAGCGAGCATGGGCACCGCACATTTTCGATATTGCTCGTGGGCTACACACCCCCGAGGTCATCCGTGAAGACGGAAAGTTCGGCTGGAAGCCACGCGACAGCTGCTTCAGCCTCCCTAAGTTCGCCGTGCACGTCGGAGGTGAGGTGTGCGACGAGCCCGCTCATGTTGTCGACGCATGGGCACCAGGCCAGGATCTGGATGCGCCTACAGCGGTGATTCCCGATCTCTCTCCGCTGCTGGAGGACAGCCCAGCAAACGCTCTGGTGTGGGCAACCGCCGCCTGTATCGGAGCGAATATCTTGGCGCCTGCAGTAGGGCAGCACGTGACCGGTATAGGGCTCATCGGTCATGGTGCTGTGCTCTGCGGGAAAGAGACTGCAAGAACGTGCGGATGTTGTGAGTACAGTAGTGCGTCTGCGACGCCGGCGGGCATAGACAAATCTTTGGGAGTGATAACTGATGTCACAGCCCGGCATCGCTGGCCGTTAATGGTGAACATGCAAAACCAAGCTCGTCGTGTCCAGGACGTCATGGCACACGGCGGCTACGAAGCAAACACCATCCTGTGCACCGATAAATGGCACGCCGACGTCTGGTCACTCGTTGGTTCGTGGCGGTTTATAAACGGACCCAAGGCCGTAGAGCCGGGGGCGCATGTGAGGCAGTTATTGCCGCGCGTGCTGCCTCTGTGGCTCAGGCGTATCAGCCAGCGCAAGTTCAAACTGGAATCACATGCGGACGAATACCTGATCCGCGTGATCGACGACATGGCGTCCATGATGCAAGAGCATGGGCCAGTCAAGGTGATCTACGAGGCTGGCAGCCGTGTAGATAACGTGGCGGAGCTACCCAAGAAGCCCGCGCAGAAGCTGGTAGCCCTGCTGCATGAGCAAATTTGTGACGGATACATTCGATTCGCACGCCCGGGCGACACGACCAAAGGGCGAGGCGCGACGATCGTGCGGTGTGCGCCGAAAGACCGTGCGCCAGGCATTTTCATCCCTAGAGTTGCTATCACTGGCATCTGTGAGAAGCGTGGTGTGATGCCCCCCGATCCGGCCAGGGTAAGCGACGCATTCAAAGCTGCCAATGCACTGGATGGCGAATGCGAGTATGATAATGAAAGGGGCTGGTTTATATCAGAGTCATGGTGGAACAAGCAGATCGACCGCTGCAACTCTAATCCTCAACACCGGTTAAAGGTAATAGGAGGTGACGAATGAAGGCCACCAAGATGCTGAGGACGTGCAAGCTCGTGCTCCAGGAACTGGAGGATCTCGAGGAGATGTTGCCCTTCATCCCGGGCGACCAGCGTGCGGATCAGTTCATCCACGAGAGCCGCGGAGCCGTGACGGAGCTGCAGCTCATCGCAAAGTTCGAGACGGTGGACAACGTCACCTCCGAACAGGCCTTGCACATTCGGACGATCCAGGGCAGAATCAATAAGCTTAGGAACATGGTTCCTGAGGACATACGAAAAGAGTTCGGAGACTAGTGGTAGACGGAAATCTGCGGCGGGAATGGCTTTTAGGTCCAGTGCCCGCTTGCCGGCCGGTTCGACTCCGGTGACCACACGAACCACTGGGCAGGTCAGTATCTGGCTGGGGCTGTAGGTCTCGGCTAAGCGGGCGCAACTCCCGCCAGACGGTTCAACAGTCGCTTGAGATACCCTCGGTAAACCGAGCGGCCGGGCCTATATGGTCGAGGGTACAGCGCTAGCCAGCTTCGACTGGGACTGTTGGTAGGACAGACGTAGGCGATAAACCGGTAGGCAGCCGCCGCGCTAAACGCGGGAGGGCACCGGGAACCGAATAAAACCTACGAGCGCCCTTTGGGTGAGGACAGTTAAAGCTACTTATGCCTCGGCGGCGTGTGCTAAGGGAAAGCCCGCAAGGGTGCAGCATTAGTCGTAGCGCCGCAGCCCATTTTTGATATTGCTCATAACCACACATGGCGGGTATGATACGGAAAATCAACCGTATCGGAGCCCGCCATGTCGCGTAATTCAGAGAAACGTCGCGCTAGCCAGCGGAAAGCGCAGAACAAATACTACCAGAAGAACAAGGCCTACTACAGGCAGAAGACTAAAGAGCATAAGGCCCGGGTCAAACAGTGGGTCTTTGAGTACAAGCAGACGCATCCGTGTATTGAGTGCGGGGCCGACCACCCTGCGTACTTGGTATTTCATCATCGCGACCCTACGGCAAAAGATTTGGAAGTCGCGAACATGATCAGTCGCGGATGGGGCTTGCGCCGTATTGAGAAGGAGATCGAGAAGTGCGACGTGTTGTGTGCAAATTGCCATATGCTGTTGCACTGGGAAGAAAATGATGCGGGGTAGTGTAGTGGCCTAACACGCAGGGCTCATATCCCTGAAATCGCAGGTTCGAATCCTGTCCCCGCTACTGCTGGTGACCATGTAAACAAGAAGGCAGAGGTGGTCTGTAACGGTATCGTACGCCGGCCAACCTGTGGACGCCCATAGGTTGAGCAAGCCGAACCAGCACAAGCACTCGCCACCCCATATGACACCTCATGGGGGAGCGTCCCGCGAGTCCATAAATCGCGATGCGAAGGACAAACGGTTGGCGTTAGTGCAGCGTGTGGCGAAGGTGTCTAGCCGCGGCCGGGCAATAGTCAGGTGCACCTGGCAGGTCGAACAACGAGCGCCGAGGTATCGGTTGGCGCCCGAAAGGGCCACGACCAGGCCTGTTGGGGTTCGATTCCCCTTCGATACCGACGCGCTTTTGATACAGAAACGCGTTTCCCCACGTGGGAACTCAAGGGATTGTGCCCCCTTGAGAAAACTGGTAGCCCCGACCGGCAGTACCGACTGCTCAACCGGACTGACCGGTTCGGCGGACTACCTATAACCATGCTCGTAGTGTACGATTCGGTGACAGTTGGCGCACAGGACAATGCATTTGTCAATCTCTACTTGGATCCTCGCGATAGAGAATGAGCGATTGATCATCTCACTAACCTCGTGCGTTTTTACAGCTGGATCCTCGTGGTGGAAGCATAAGCACCGAAAGTCGTCGCAGCCGCAATGTAGGCATACGCTACGTTTTTTGACCTCCTCGACAAACTCGCGGTTGCGCTGTCGTGCGCGTGCGCAGCGCGCCTTATACTGCGCCTTGTTTGCTTGATAGTGTTTTGAGGCGTATTTCTTGGGATCTTTAGCTGGCATTGGTCCCTCCATGGTTAGAATACACAGTGCAGTTTCTAACCTAATTATGCCGGTAGCTGTCGTAACGTACAATAGGAATAACGCGGAGTGGTGCAGAGGCCTAGCACGCGAGCCTCATAAGCTCGAAGTCGCGGGTTCGAATCCCGCCTCCGCAAATTGGTCGGTATATCAAGGATCATGCGAGCGAAAGCTGCAGTCAGCATAGTGCAACGGTATGGGCCCGCATGTAGCGGGTACCGCCTGCGCACTGAAGCGGGCCGGCCCGGGAGCAGACCCGGAATCCGGATGGACCCGTGCTGATCGCCGTAAAGACTGATGCGGGAGCGAGATGTCCCGTACCGACCATGAAATAACGGCGCCGCGGTGGCGCCACATTGTTGTGCCATAGGAGAAAGACTCTTGGCAAAAGCTCGACGAAAAGTCGACCCCGTGGCGGCACTGGCCGCCGTCTCAGAAGCCGACGTCAAGCAGACGCTTGATCAGATCGGTGATTTACAAGCCAGCATGCAAGGTACGCTGGCAGGTCTTGGTGCCACGATGGTGTCCAAGATTGAGGAGCTCGGACAACTCAACACTGCCATCGACGTGCAGAAAGATGCGTTGAAAGAGCTCCACGATATCGAAGTACAAGCGGAAACGCTGGCCGAGCTCGAGGAGCGCGAACAGGAGCGCCTCACGGCTCACGAAAAGGCTGCGGAAGCGAGGGCACTCGAGTGGGCCGAACAGGACGCCGCACGATTGCAGTTGCTGACCCGCGAATCCGAACAGGCACAGTACCAGCGCGAGCAACGCGAGAAGCGTGCGCTTGAGGAATTCAACGCCAGCGTCACCGAACGTCAGCGCCAAGAACGCTTTCGGATGGAAGACGTGAACCGGCAGATGTCGGACAAGATCGAGGCTGTCGAAGCGCGTGAGGCTGCGGTGTCGGAGAAGGAGGAAGAGATTGCCGCCTTCCCGGCTAAGCTGGAGGCTGCTGTCGCTGCTGCGACGGAGGCAGCCGAGACGAAAGCTCAACAGGCGTTCGGCCATGAGCGGACGATCCTCAAGAAGGACGCCGAGGGCAAACTGGCGCTGGCGCACCAGCAGATCCAGGCGCTCGAAGCGACGATCCGCAGCCTGCAGGATCAACTGGAAGCTGCCGAGAACGCCGCACGCGACGCACAGACGGACGCGAAAGAGATTTCGCAGAAGGCCGTCGAGGCGAGTGCGGATCGTCAGGCGCTCACGACGCTGCAAAAGGCGATGGAGGTTCAGGCCTCTGCGCCGCAGAAGCGATAGGAAGCACAAGCGGCGGTTGGGAAGTCTGCGGGAGCCCGTTTATGCGCTTAGCGGCGCAGGGCGATGAGCAAGGACTGTGCAATCCATCTGTCGTTGTCGCTCAGATGACGTGCGCTGCGAGGCAAAGTCAGGTCTGAGGACTAAAATGGAGGTATAGGATGGCGCGCGCTAGGCCTAATCACTTACCTCCTAAATGGCCCGTTGGTCTATCGGTTATGACACCGGACTTTCGATCCGGTAAGGGTGGGTTCGATTCCCCCACGGGTCACTTGCGCAGCTTGTTCACCGTCTGTTTAGATGCGATCGCGCATCGCACCAGGCCTCTCGGCGCGCATTGGGAGAGGATGGCAGATGAACGAGTTATTGACTCCGGCAAGAACGCTTGCCCAACGCTGGGAGCAATAGAGGTGGGTGTTAAAGCCGTGGCAACGGGTTGATACCACCTAAGCGCACAAATCACATGCGTACGGGCTATGTAGGTACGGGAGAGCCGGCCGTTCTTCGGGAGCGGTTGCCGCCCTAGGTAGGTGAAACCAATTCCGCGAGGAGTCGGGATTAGCTGGACGGGTCCGTCAAGAGCGCCGCGGTGCATAGGTTGCGGGAGTAGCCAGCGGGATTGAATTGCGTCGTCGCTGGTCCGCCAACAGTGACCACCATACCACGGCTATGTGTCGCAACGGTCGGGGTGGTCCATGGTACGCATGATTTTATTCACGTCAATAAGATTGGAGACCGATGGATTTCGAGGAAGCTCTGCGCCAGTGGTGCGCACGCAACCTGCAGGTCACGCTGAGCCACTTCGATCGTGACAACGGCTTGCTTGACTTGGTTCTCGACCTTTACGTGAATGGCGTCGTCGTTTCGACGGCGACCACGATGGTCGATCTTAACGAGCTGCTCCGGAAACCCGAACCGGAGCCGGATCCGCCGTCCGACGAGCGGAATCCACGAGGCGTGCGGCTCGATCGCACGGAAAGCCCTGTGGTGTAATCGGTAACACACGGGATTTTGGTTCCCGTATTGCTAGGTTCGAGTCCTGCCGGGGCTTCTATGGCAATGATTGCTGAGGCTTTGCCAATCATCCAGTATCGCAACGATACAGTCGGCAACAGCCACCACGTGTCGCTACCAAGAGCTAAAACATGCCCGGGGCGGTCGCATCTTTGCGATGAGTTGTGCTACGGGAAAAAGGGGTGCTGCGCGCAGCCGCATTCCGTGGCGTCATATGAACGCTTCTACAAGGCAACACTGCGCGAAGACTTCGCCGATTGCATGATCGCGCAGTTGGCACGCAAGCGTGCCGGCATCTTTCGCATCCATGCCGTGGGTGACTTCTACAGCGCGGCTTACATCAACAAATGGCGTAAGATCGTGCAGGCGTCGCCGCACATTAAGTTCTGGACGTATACTCGCTCCTGGCGGATTCCGTGGCTGTACAGACACCTGCGACAGCTAGCTGCGCTGCCAAACATGAGCATGTTCTGGTCCACAGACGCCGAAACGCATGCACGTAATGGTGCGCCGCCGCACGTACCGTATGTACGCGTAGCGCACCTCCGGTCGTCCGACGACGAGACCATCCCGTGGTACGCCGATGTTGTTTGGTGCGACCACCGTGGTGTAGTCTGGCCAGAGCCGTATCTACGATCCTGCCCGCAGGGTTTGGTCGAAGGATGTAACTGCCGCGATTGTCAGTGGTGCGTTCAAAAATCGATGTCACGCCGTGATCGCTTGGCGCTGGGAACCGTACCAGCCACGTGAGGAAAACATGTCTACACGCGATATTGAAGAACTTGAGGATGCGTTCGACGCACAGGTCGGACGTTGTGAGCCGAACAAAGTTGTCGGCATACAGTTTCAGGGTGAATGGTTAAAGCTTGGCAGTAAGAGCGCATGGCACGGCACCGGGCCGGCTAAGAACGCGCTGCGCCAGCGTCTACGATACATCACCCGCTGGGATCGTGAGGACGCGTCGCGTCTGTATGATCACCTCATCAACAACGGACTGATTGAGTTCGTTCCACTCATGCCCGAATAGGAGTGCCCTATGTCTGAGGAATCGGGTGATCGTAGCTTGGTACACATCGACGATGGCGGCTGCCTCGGTTGCGGCTGCTTCATCTTCTTGGTGTTGCTGGGCTTGGCGGCGCTATCGCTTGCGACGTCTTTCGGGCGATGGCTGTGCAGCTAAACGATGTATATTCCGAAGTGGGACGACGCATGTTCTGCAGGTAATTCTCCGTTTACGCTGCTAGTCTACGTTTTCGGCGACTGGGCGTGCTTGTCACCCTGGCACAGGCCGAATATCTATCCGAGGGTATGGTTGCCCGCGGGTTTACTTATCCAGCAGCACGGTGCGGCATCCGGATCACCGGCGGCCACGTGTTAATCTGGCTCAAAAATCGATTATTGGAGATGGGATATCTCAAATGCGGTTCGACCTATCCCCCAGGGGTTAATACCGCCGACGAGGACGGTATGCAGTTAGATGGTCATGTAGCGCGTTCGAAGATAGCGTCCACTCCGTTGGTGATCCGCCCGATCGATCGGGTGGCTCATCGCGTATCCCGTGATCGTTAATGTTCACCCCAATAGGAGAAAAGAAACAGTGCCAAATGACGGACTTGGTCCCCCACGTGTAGGGGACCGGTGCCGAGTCATCAAAGCCAGCATGTGGGCTCGTGCGGAAGATCGTGCCGGCAACTTAGTAGTCGGCGACACGTTCACCGTTGTCAGAGTCCGCGGAGTGCGTGCTGACGGCGGACCCGGAGTTGAATTCCGGACGTACGAGGGCAACCTTCACACCTTTCCGATCGGCGATGTCGAAGTCATCGCACGTGCGAGCGGTGAGGACGCCCCACAGGAATTCAGATCCGGTGATTTGGTACACGTCGTATCGAAACCGATTTCTGCGCACAACCCGCATCACGCCGGGTATCTGCAGCGCGGACATGTTATCCAGGTATCACACGCTGAGGACCGGTGGATTCATTACGATCTGCCGGGCGGCGGCACACAGTCGATACATGCGACTGATTGCCGCTTGCTCTGGCGTTCCGACGATGCAGAGATTATACCTGGGTGCACTGTGACTGTGCTACGTAACAACGTCTCAGCGCGGAAGCAACACATCGGCGCTTTGCTGGAGGTAGGCGACCACCTGAGGGTGTTACGCACGGACGGTAAATCGGTTTGGTACAAACGTGTAAATGATGGCTACGGTCAAGAACACAATATCCCATATAAGGACGTCCGCCGTGACGGGTGTGATGATGTGTTCAAAGACTGCCGCGCAAGAGACGTGGTAGTTGTCAAAAATCCGCACGGTTGCATGCACCCAGATGGGCATCGGCAGCTGCGCAAGGGTGACATGGTCACTGTCAGCAATCGCGATAGCTGCGGCATCGCGTATAAATACATCAATGCGGAGGGCAAGCTGGCTTTGGCCTGGTTGGACCACCGCGATATTGTGCTGTACAGACGACCGGTCGCCGGAGGTGCTGGGCCTCGACGCAAGAAGCCCAAGAAATCAAGCCGGTACCCTATGAAAGCCATGAGTACCGGTCGAACCAAAACTGTTTCTGAAACCAAAGAAGGAGCTTGTGACGCTATGCAGTCATTCAACGCCAATCGAGAAGAGTATATCAAGTTGCTGGAGGCCCACTTCACCAAGTGCGAGGCCGCCAAGAAAGAAGCCGATGCCAGCATCGCCGCGGCGCTCAAGGAAGGCTCGGCGAAGATCACCGAACGCGTGGAGAAAGCCCCGACGAGCCACGTCAGCGCGGACGTCAAGGTCGCCACGTATTCGGGGCCGAACATCGCCAACCTCGCGGCGCATATCGCGACGTTGAAGCGTTGCTGCGACGAGGTCGTTGAAGTCGACGCCCGCGAAGATCAGCAATACTTCGCCGAGCCGTCGGTCAACATGGACCGTCACGCGCAGGTTACGCTCAGCATGTAGCAAACCATCAGAGTGTCTTTCTCAAGAAAGGCAACAGGGGCGGCGGTTGACCGCTTCCGCCGCCCCTACTTTTACTTTCAAGCATACAACTACCGGGAGGGTTCACAATGAACAGACGAGACATGCTGAAGACATCGGCCGCTGCCGTTGCGGCCACCGGGATGCTCCCGCGCGCGGAAGCCAAACCCACACCGACGGGCGACAAACAGATCATCGAACATTACGCCGCGACGATCTATGCGATCCCAGTCGTGGCCGCCCGGCGTGTTCTGGGCCTCTACCGCGGTGACTACAGCCTGTCCGTGTTGAAGGACGGCCAGCTGCTCGGCAATGCCAGGATAGTCGTTGCAACCGAAGAGGACATCGACCGGTTCTTCAAGCCCGTGGCCGTCGGAGACGGTTTTACTCCGCGGATGGTAGCGAAGATACCGTCGGTGCGCTTCGGTGACGATCTCACTCTTAGAGACTTCTGGGTCTATACCGATCCGCCGGAGCCGGCCGACGGCTTCGTGAACCGTGAGGGTGCTGGCAAACTGATCGGCCTGCCGTACGCAACCTACGGCGGACGCCTCTGGAGAATGAAAGGACGTAAGCTCTATGAAATTCGGGACTCTTAGCGTCGTTTGCGGCACGTCCGCATGCAACGCCGGCTGCCCGTTCTGCGTGAGCAAGATGACCACGCAGGCAGAAACCGTAAAGAGGCCAAACTGGAGGCGATGTGAGGTCGCCTGCGAATTGGCAAAGCGCAGCGGCGTGACCACTGCGCTGATTACCGGTAAAGGCGAGCCCACACTCGTCCCCAAAGAGATTTCCGCCTACGTCCGCCGCCTCGCCGTGCACTTCCCGTTGATCGAACTGCAGACCAACGGGATTATGCTGGCACACGAGAAGGACGACAGATGGATAAACGAGTGGGCGTGCTCCGGCATGACGCTCATCTGTGTCTCGGTGGTACATCACGAGAAACTGATCAACAGCGACATGATGGGCTACAAAGGCAAGGAGTTCGAGCTGTCGACGCTGATCGAGCGCATCCACAAAGCCGGTATGTCCGTGCGGATCAACTGCACGGCCATGAAAGGCGGCGTTGAGACGTCCGACCACATCCACGACATGATCGACTTCTGCGCCTGCTTCGATGTCGAGCAGTTCACTATCCGCGAGGTCACTGCGCCGGACGCTGACGAACGCGTCGCACATCCCGGCGTCGCCAAATGGGTCCACGAGCATCAGCTCAACCAAAAGGACAGTGACGGCGCTAAGATCGCCGGCGATCTGGCCATCCAGCGCGCAGTCGAGGAGCTGGGTGGGCAGAAACTGCTGGCACTTCCACATGGCGCAATGGTCTACGATGTCGGAGGCCAGAACGTCTGCACGAACAATTGCTTGACGGATACGCTCAATCCAGAAGAGATCCGCCAGCTCATTTACTTCCGGGACGGCCATTTGAGGTACGACTGGAAGTATCCCGGTGCTATCATCATCTAGGAGACTAAGATGAAGGAACACCACCAGCTTGCGGCAGTATTAATAGGCACGCTGCTTATCCCGGCGCTGCTGGTACTGACGTATGCTATCCTTTATGCCTATGGGGATTGACCATGGGAAACCGACGACGCAAAACCGGCGGCAAACGCCGGAAAAGTGTACGTTGCACCCTGTGCACCGACGTTCGGTGGCTGGGCAACGCCTCGGGTAGATTCAAACGCAAAGACGAACTCGAGATGCGCGACCGAGGGCGCTTGGAGGAGTTCGAGAAGGAGAAAGACGATGGCCAAACTACTGGGCCAGGGGGTGAACACCCTCAAGAAGATGAAGAACGACTGTGAAAAAGTCGTGACCAAGCAGTACCAGTTGCTGCAGGTCTCGCAGTCCTTCGGTGGGTATGACAAGTCGTACACGCCGCTGGACGAAGACGGTCGTCAGCTGCCCAGCGAGGGGCAGACGATCAAGCAGGACCCGCGCGATCTCGTCGCCCGCGTCGAGAAAGAGTGGACCGCACTTTTCGACATGATGGCGGGCTGCGACAAGACGAACTGCACGGCCGCAGCGGACATCGTGGTCCGCGACGAAGCCGGCGACCCGTTCGTCATCGCCGAGCGCGTGCCCGTCACGACGCTGATGCCGCTGCAGAAGAAAGCAGACGACATCCTCACACTCATCCGCCACATCCCGACGCTCTCGATGAGCCGTACGTGGACGTGGGACGACAACGCAAACTGCTACGTGTCGGATGAGGAGTTCACGGACAAGACCGAAAAGGTGCACCGCCACCAGATCGTCGTCGAGCCCACCGAATTCCACCCGGCGCAGACGCATACGTACACCGAGGACCGCCCGATCGGTACCTGGCGAACGGTTTGGACCACGTCCTGCCGTCCGGCAGCCGAAGTGGCGGCCATGGAGGCGCGCGCCATTGCATTCAAATACGCAATCGGCGAAGCTGTGCAGAAGGCCAACACGGCCGAAATGCAAGAGAGAAAGATCGCCAAGCCGATCTTTGATTGGATCCTTCGGGGAGTGAAGCCTGCAGCCCAACAGCCCAGCGAGGCATAGGCGCAGGCATAACAGAGCTTTAGAGTCAGGTTTAGATTTATGTTAGAGGGACCCGTGCGCTCTGCGCACTTTTAGGTTCGAGTCCTGACGCGGGCACTTTTTCGACTGTCCGTGTGGCGAAATTGGAAAACGCAGGTCCCCTCCCAGCAGACTTCGACAGCTTACTCCTAGGCTCACATAGGTTTGTCATGATGTGCAATCAATCGCTACGAGAAACCCATTTTGAATATACGGGTTAGATTCCCGTCCCGGCCTCCTTATTGTCCACACGCTACCCATAAGGGCCGGGTCGTATAATGTTAATACGTTCAACATACTCAGACTAACCTCGTGGCTTAAACGGTGGACAGTGCATATCTGCGTTTACGCTAAACCGAACCCAGGGCCCCCCCTGTCAGGACAATATGGGTTAGGGGCCCGCCAGTGCCGAGTCAATAGTCGACAGCCGTGGCTTCACAGCCTTGCGGTAGCCCGGTGCGATCCCGGGTCGGCGCTCTCATAGAAAGGAGGACGACATGTCCGAAGAACTCGATACCAGTACCGACATCTCGCCGTCCGACGACGGATCGGAACTGAACGTACACATCGACCTCACGCCGAAAAACGACAAGTCGGAGACGTTGGTGTGCAACTGGTGTGCTGAGCCGCACGCCGTCGACGCTGATTACAAGGAAGCGATGCTCGAACGTGGCGAAGAGCAGCTTATGGTGCTCCGCCAGCAGTATCCCGACAAAGCCGAGGTGCACGAGCTCGAGCCCGACCAGACATGGACATGCGGCAGGTGCTTGCTATTCCTGTGCGGGCATTCGCCCGATTCCATGCGAACCGACTGCCACGATCACGCAGTCCCAGAAGAGAGACAAACGTGATGAGCGTCGAGTATATCGACACTGACTTGTGGACGAAACGGTGCGGCAGCGACTACAGCCGCAACCGCTTCTCGCTCGGCCTGGCGCTCAGCCGCGTCGACTGCTTGGACTTCATCCTTGTGAGTGTGTACATCGGCCCCTGGAAACTCTGGTGGCGTACACGCACCAAGGCGGAACGCATCAAAAAGGCCGAGGCCGCTTGGCCTTGGTGGTACTAAAAGGAGGATACGATGTCATGGAGAAAATTCTGGCGCGATTTGCGATGTTTTGCGGCCGGAGAACCCAGTCCCCGCAACGTAACTCTCGGCGAGGCTCACATCAAACATTTGGCCGGCGGAGGCAACATTGTTTTGCCCCGCAACACCGTCAAGATCACGTTTGCCGACCTCGGCCTCGAAGGCATGCTCGCAGCCATCTCGTCAGGACATCTTACTATTGACGCCGTCGGCGATGACTTCGTCTACAGAAAGGAAGACGCTTGAAATCGATTGTACACGAGGACTTTTTCAAGAGCCTCAAGCGCCTGTGCCGCTCCAAGTGGCACCCATCAAACCTCTGGTACCGGTTCAAATGTTGGGCCTGGAAGAGGTATACCACGATCAAGCCACGCAATCTCGACCATACGTGGTGCGATCGCTGTGAACTACTCCCGCACATGATGTTCGAGATCTTGGGCGAGTTCATCGAGAAGGAGTGCTCGCCCGGCCATGTCGAGTGGTACGGCGAGCACGGCCACAAGATCGAAGTCGATGGCGAGGAAGTCTACGTCATGGACGAGATGAAAGCCCTGTGGGAGTGGTTCACTGAGAAGTACATGAAGGCCTACCCGGAAGCCGAGGAGATGATCTACGATCGCATCCGCGCGATCGACGAGCAGCATCTGAAAGCACACTTCGTTCCGTACGGAGACAGCGACGACCTCGTCGAGTGGGACCCGCAGTACGACGATGCTTCTAAGAAAGAGTTTGTCTCGAAGCTGTACTCGGAGTGCAGCGAACGCGAGCAGCTCGTTGAAGAAGAGAAGGCGGAGATGATGCACCGCCTCGTCAACATTCACCGGTATATGTGGACTTGAATTATGGATGTAGAGACGTATTTGCGGGAGCATTCTGTACTTGACGGCCACGGCAATCTGGACGGGGAGTTTGTGCCCCTACCGATAGCATGGTTAGCTGTGCAGATGCATTCCGAAGGTAAACTCGAACTCTTACCGCGGTCGTGGGTGCGGGACGATCACGTAGGCAGTCTCAGTGTCATAGCGGCTGGTGTGGATCCCAACCACCAGACCGACCACTGCGACCACTGCGGATATGTCTTCGCAGAGAAAGATGACGAGATTATCCCGACATGCACACACACACTGAGCATGTGACCCTATGCCGGACCTGCTACAACAAGGCCGGAACGAATGTACGTTAGTTACTCGAGCAGCTCGTCATCCCACTCACCATCCGTAAGCGGCACCGATGCCCGCAGTTGTTCGTCGGTGATCGCGTAGGAGGCGAGCTCGTCGAGTCGTGGCCACCGCTTGGTGCGGTACCACACCGCCACGCAGCCCAAATTGACAGCCTGGGCGAAGTCGTCAGTGAATCCTTCCTGCCGGGTGATCCGGTAGATCTCACCGGCGGCCATCGTGGTGATTTTGTCTTCGGTCAAGGCCAGAAAGTCCCGGATCAGGCCCGGATCCTCTTGGGAGTTGTAGTCCTTGTCGAAGAAACGGAGCTTCTGGCACTTGATCATCGCACACGTCAGCAAGAGCGTTCGGCTCTTGTCGACACGGTAGTGGCTACGCGGATGCTGCATCGTAGGAGCAACGTGGTAGCAGGGCTGCTGGTTAGCGGAGCGGACGTACTGACAGGGCATCACTTTGCGAGTCGGAATGCCCGCTTGAATCAGGAACGTCTCCCGCAGAGAGCCGGCACCAGTGTAGTCGTGTGCGAGAATCTCGGGCTTGAAGATATCCCAGTAGTGTTTGACCTCTTTGGCTTCGCGCAGGTGGTCGTGGGGTGTAAGGAGCCGCTTGCCCCACAGTACGTCGATCGAGCCATCGTGCTTCACACCAAGGAGAGCGATCGTCGTAAAGCTGATCTTCTTTTCACCGCCCCCTCCCCAGTCAACGCCCAGCACGCGAAATTTGTATTGCCCGCAGCGACCACGGGCACGTGCAACTGTGTTGGGCCCGAGGTCAGACACCCGGTCAATTTCAGTCAGCGTAACGAGTTTGGCGGCCGTGTCGTAAGACTCGCCGAGAACCTCGTTCCAAAACACGTTCGCAGGCGTGTTGCCTTTGCCCGCCATCTTGGCGAGGAGTTCAGCCCACTTGTCAGGCTTGGCATAGTGCAAAGGCATGATCACCTGTGGAACATGGTATCCCGCCTGTAGCCATACCCGGTCGGGATGCCGGTGTACCCAGCGCCCCAGTCGGGGACTAATCGGCTTGCCGCAATGATAACAAATCGTCGCCGGGCACTTCTCGCTGATGTCGGTGTGATACTCGCCGATCATCTTCTCGAGATGGAACTCCATGGACGGTATGTTCCAGCGCGGCTTGCCGTTCTGGGTACAATGAAAACAGGGAATAAACCACTCGGCCTGGCTGGACTCGGTCCACAGGGCCTCTAGAGTGTTGTCCAACGTCTTCGGCGTGCCGGTGAACTGCCGGATCGCCCAGTCGGATGCCGACATCGTTTCGCGGATGATCGGGATATGTTCATGGTTCATATCCTGGACCTCGTCGATGGCCACTTTGTCCGCGGAAATACCCCGGACACGGTCAGCGTTGAGGAATGCGAACGAAAAGAGCATTTTGGAGTCGTTACGGAAGGAGCGGTGCAGCACGCTGTTCACGGTGGTCGTGTCCGACCACAAGAACTTCACCGGACTTTGGTCGATGAAGGGCTGGACGAACATCGTGCTGAAGCGCCGAACCTGCTCGAACAGCGGCATCACGTAGAGTGTGCTGAAGTTCGGGATGGAGGTGGATGTGATTACCCCGTGGGCAGCGAGCGATGTGCTCTTGCTCACCTGCCGCCCCGTCTTGTAGACTATGGCGGACGGCATACGGAATCTGAAGATCTCTTCAAAGGGGAAGTGGTTCGCCAAGGTGTACGGCTTACCCTTGAGATTGAGGAGCAGCATGAGCCCGTTGGCAAGTGAGTCCAACCGGCCCGACTGCAACAGCTGCGTGAAGAGCCTGACTCTTTCGTTAGCTGACAACTCCTCGATATTCTGGGGACTGAATGCGGCCCTCATCCGCATCTGCAGTCGTGCCAGTGCTTCAGGTTCTTGAAAGGGTACATCCATGGATAGAACTCCGTTTGAGGTAGAGAGGTATCGTCAGCGCGAGCTTGCAAAGTTCGATGCTGCTGGTCACTTCTGTGGCGAGGTCGCTCGACGAACCCGCCCGTTCTGGGTCACTGTTTTGATCGCTTGGGTGATCATAATGGTGGTCTGCTATCTGTGACATGATAGCACAGACATGCTAAAACGCGAAGTCTGATACACTCCAGCCTGGGAGGAGCTGCTAATGGCAGTAACAATGAATGCGAGGTTGTTTCTTGAGCGTGCGGGTCTCCGGCCAACATTCAGGCGACCGGTCCCGACCACAGTCCCGGAGGATAATCCCATCTTCTCCCTCCCGTTGGATCCGCCACTACCACCGGCGGAATTGATACGGGACGGATGGCCTCCGCCGGACAGGTCTTCGACTCAGAATGACCCATGGCATCTTGGATCTACAGAGTAACCATGTTTGCAAGTTGGTTTCGCGTGGCCATATGGTTGATCGTGCTGGCCTTGCTTGGAGCCGTCATCTTCGACGGGCCTTTCAAGCTTGTACCAGCCATCATTATTGGCTTCGTTCTTTACGGATTTTTCCATGTAGCAAGAGGCTTCGCAAGTGCGAAGGGCTGCGGAGAGTGGGAAGAATGACTTTAATCGATCTTTTGGTGCTCGCTATGGCGGCACATACCCTCGTCAGCGTGTGGTTGCAAGACGGCGGGCTATTCGAAAGCTGGCGCGATTGGCTTCGTGCCTGGGCAACGCCCACGATGCGCCAGCACAGCTCGTACGAAATGCCCACCCGTTGGTCAATGGTTCGTATGAAGATCGCATACTTGGCAGAATGTCGTTTCTGCCTAACCTGCCAGGCCTGCTTTTGGCTTCTGGTACTCTTCTGGCTCCCCGGCTATTGGCTTCCAGCCATCTGGGGTGAAATCCTCTACGTGCCGGTGTACGCACTGGCTGCTGCATGCATTGCTAGTGCCGCGACGTATCTGATGGATGCGCTCGAGGCGAAAGCAGAATCTTATTCACGAGAATAATATGTCCGAACGCAAAGTACCGTTCAATGAGCAGCTTCAGGCTGCTGTTGACGCATGCGAGGAGACTCTAAGGGACATTCCGGAGGTCGAAGGCGTGGCATTCACGTTTATCTACGCCGACGGCCTTACGGAGTCCGAGCCCTCGAACGTGCTTATCGGGCCTGACGACCCGATCTTTCTCGCTAAGGCTGGTAAGCAACTCACAAAGCTCCAGCGCACTGTGACCGCAGCGTTGCAGGAAAAGTTCACCGTGGCCGAGACCGTTCTATCGAACCTCAAGGCGCAAATTGACGAACACATCGCAAAAGCCAAAGACCAGGAAGGGAACCAAGCGGAAGAAACCCCAGATCAAGGGGATAGCGACGCTGGACGACCTCCTGAAACACCTGCACATCCAGACGTGGGACACCCTGATAGTGGGTGACGGGTCTGGGACCGGGTGGAAACAAGGGGCCGGCTGGGCCTCCGTACTCATCGACCAGTCCTCAGGCGCCCGCAAACTCTTCTATGGCGCCATGAACACTGGGACCGTCACTCTTGGCGAGATGTTCCCGTATCTGCATGCCCTATCGTGGTACGCCGGCCGAGACGGGCCAGGGCGTAACCGCCGACAAGAGGTCCAGCAACTGGGCCGTGACATGCAGGTGCACATCGTTACCGATTCCCAAACCGTCGCAACGTGCGGAAACAACCCCGCATCCCGGCGCTCGCATCGCGAGCTCTGGAAAGCGTTCGACGAGTACCGCAGCAACGGCTTTGCCTTGCAGTTCCACTTCGTTGCCCGGGACGTGATCAACTTGAACGTCCTGGTCGACGAGATTTCGCGTCAAGCACGCAAAGACATGGAGGAGACATACAGTACCGCCATGGAAACGCTGTGCAAACGATACCCAGGCCTCCCGGAGGATGCCACCATCTATGACTTCAACTGATCCCACGCTGGCGACGTATCACAAAGACCTCTACGAGGACGATACGCCGCTTGCCATCATCAAGTTCTTCGAAGCCCAGCTCAACCGGACGCCCGACAGCGACCGCGACTGGCACGAGAACGTCCGCTACCGTGTCCATTACGGTAACACCATCACAGGGCGTTGCTGGGGCGAGTACGACGAAGGCACTGTGGCACTCAACAACGAGGAGCCACAGGGCCTGATGATGCTCGCGACGCCGTCTACGAAGGAGGGGCCGCTGGTCCTGACTGGGTCGATCGTACGGATCGATAAGCTTGCTGGCCGCTCGGTCGAGCAGGTGTACAGACATCCCACATATCACACCCACGAGGAGGAAGCGCGCGTTGCAAAAGCGGAAGTGCAGCCTGAACGGCGGCCGCGACGCATCGTGCTCAGAGGAAATGCCGACGGAGACACGTAGTTTCAAGATGGACCAGAGTTTGCTGGTCAGCGTGATCAAGAAGCAGGCAGGCAGCCTGTGGAAAGCCGTTGTGGAAGGCGGGCAGAACGTCATCGACGCTGCCGCCCGCAAGTGCGAGATCGATTGCACGCCACAGATGGTGCAGATTCGCGATAACGGAAAGGGGTTCCGGTCCAAGGCGGACATTGAGAACTTCTTCGAAGTCTTCGGCAAACCGCACGAAGAAAGAGAGCAGAAAGTCTTTGGACAGTACCGCATGGGCCGCGGCCAGCTGTTCGCCTTCGGGCGTAACGTCTGGCGGTCCGGCGAGTTCGAGATGATCGTCGATATTGAGGAGAACGGCCTGGATTATGAGCTACGATCTGGCCTCGAGTATCACAACGGCTGCATCGTGACAGTGGAGCTTTATCGGCCGCTGTCGCATGTCCAGCACAACGAGATCCTCGACGAGATCAAGAAGAACATCAAGTTCGTCCAGATCCCGTTCCATCTGAATGGCGACGAGAAGCAGTTCAACAAGAAGCCCGACAAGATCGCCTGGGACCTCTCGACGGCCGAGGCGGACTTCAAGTGGCGTGACAACGGGAACCTGGAGCTGTTCAACCAGGGCATCCGTGTCTGCTCTTACCCGCGCTACCGGTACGGCACCGGCGGCGACATCGTGTCCAAAAAGCAGCTGGACGTGAACTTCGCCCGAAACGACGTCATGGACAGCTGTGAGACGTGGCAGGCGATCAGAAAGACCGTGCGCGACCACGTCAACGCACGGACGTTGGCCCAGCAAGAAACGGCCGGCCGGCAACGGAATACCCCGACGCGCACACGTGCCCGGGCAACCAATCGGCGGCGTCCGACGCTGACCGAGCAGGACCGCTGCCGCGTCGTGCGCGAGATGAAAGACGGGTCGTTGAACAAGCGCCAGATGAAGGCCGCCAAGGTCTTCACGATGTGGCGTAAGGAAACGCACTCGACGATCTCCGCCGTATACAAGATCGCCAAGGGGAACGTCACGTTCCTCCCAGACGAGACACCGGCGTACTCGAGCCTACCCAAATCGCTGGCGGATCACCGCCTGGCGGTCGTGCTCGATCCCGTCATGTTCAACCGCTGGGGATGGAAACCGGAGTTCCCGGAAAAGCTAGTCGAGAACATCAACGCCACGTTCGACGAGCAGTTCGGCAAGTACGCAAACGACGTCCGGCTGAAGTACGTCGATGCGGACAAGATCGTGAAGACGATGCAAGGATCGAACACGGTCATCGACGCGAACAAGATGACACGCCTCGAACGCATCGCCACGGCGACTATGAGCGCCAATATCAGCAACATCCACTGGGCAGCCTGCCGTGTCAATGTCCAGCAGAACCGCAACGCGCAGCGGCGCATTGTGGTCGGCATCGGTCCGTTCGATTCGTGGACCGACGGCCGTACGTTCATTGCGATCAACCGCCGGGTGATTGCTGCTGTCAAGGTCGGGCCTTCCAGCTGGTGGCGCTACGCTACGCTGCTCCTGCACGAGTATCTGCACACAGATGCGACGCAGGACGCGCATATGCACAAGAAGGACTTCTACGAGGCGTACCACAATCTCGTGCAACAGCACTTCATGGGCGTCTTCTGCTGGAACTGCATGATGCGGCTGCCCGCCAATGCGCGCAGCGTGCGTCGTCGCCTGACCAGCAAGGAGTTGGCGACTGTCGATGCGGCCGAAGAGCAGCAAATCTACGCACAGAACTGGGACGACCTGGGTGTCATGTCACACCCGGATTTGGCGCCCACTTCGCGAGAGGCAGAGGAATGAACGGGCTACCTTGGGACATCCAGGTAGCCCTTGACCTCCGCATCTCACACGGGGCCGAGAAGGTGGAGGAGTACTGGGACACGAACATGCACGCCAAGAAGCGGACAGCCGCTATCCGGTGGATCATGTTCAACCGCCCGGATCTCCTCAACTTCTCCGGCGCCCCTGTTAAACGGTTCATGGCGCTGATCGAGGCGCTTTTCGAAGAATATAAGGAGGAGCGTCATGTCAAAGAAGGAGCTTAGGCAGTGCACACACAAGGACTGCCGACAGTGGACCACGGATTGGTACCCGATCACTGGAGGCGCTCGCCTTAAACACGTCCGCTGCGCCGAGTGCTTTGAGCGCGAGGTGCGTGCCGCTGTCCACGACGGGATCGTCCCGTTCGACAAGCTGCAGGAGCGGGAGAAGAAGGACACGTATAAGGAGCCACAAACTGTACCGGATCAAGATTCAGATGCCGGTCCTAGTCCACCAGGAGAAGATCCATGTGGTGGAGACTGAACTCGAGGTCCCCGACCAGTTCCAACTGGTTGCTGGGCACTACATATATCACAAGGTGACCAGCGGGCTGATGCCCATCGGCACCGTGATCTACGACGGAAAGCGTGACGTCCTGGTAGCGTGCCTGGACGGAGCGGCTTATGACAAGACCGTTACTATCGACGAATGGCTGGTGGAGCGTCCGCACTGGGTCGAAGCGACCGGCGAGGACGACGCACCGACGCCGTTCCTCGAGATGCAACGGATCAAACTCGCGCCGCCGGATGACGGCGACTAACCCCTTCAGGAGGATGTACATGAACAAGAAAGCGGCTGCCGCCAGAATCGCTGAACTGTCAGCGGACGTGGATCGGCACAACATGTTGTACTATTGCTATGGTGAACCAGCGATCCCGGATAGGGTGTTCGACGAGCTCCTCAAGGAACTGGTTGCACTAGAGCAGGAATTCCCGGATCTGGCGCTGCCAGATAGCCCGACCCAACGTGTGGGCGGCGCTCCTGTTGAGGGCCTCGAGTCCATGGAGCACCCGTCGCTCATGTTTTCTATCGACAACTGCTTCGACCTCGATGAGGTCAAGAAGTTTCATCAGCGTGTGGTGAAGAAGCTCGGCCACGAGCCGCTCTGGACGCCCGAATGGAAGATTGACGGTTGCGCTGTCAATCTGATCTATGAGGACGGCGTACTCACCCATGCCATAACCCGCGGCGACGGTGCAGTCGGCGACGACATCACGCACGCTGCCAAGGCAATGCGCGGCGTCCCTCTCAAGCTGGACCGTCTCTACGACGAGGAAGGCAATGTGATGGGGAATCCCAAGCCGTTGCCGAAGCTCTTGGAGATCCGTGGCGAAGCGTTCATCACGCACGATGACTTCACGCAGGTCAACTGTGCGCGCAACAACGCTGGTGAGGAGACGTTCGCCAACTCCCGCAACGCCACGTCCGGCGCTATCCGTAGCGTCGATCCGGCCGACTGTCACGAGCGGCGTGTACGTTTTATGGCGCACGGCATCGGCAAGTGTGAGTACGAAGGCGACGTCGATATCGAGTCGTACTTCGAGACGCTGTTTGCCTTTCATCTTTGCGGGATGCCGATCACAGATCACTATGGCCTGCCCGCCCCGATGGATAAGGCGCTGAAGACCGTCGCAGAGATGGTTGCCATGCTGCCAGAACTGAGCATTCCGGTCGACGGGATCGTCCTGAAGCTGGACAAGTTCAGCGATCGTGAAGCCATGGGCCAAGAGTCCAAGAAGCACGTGAGCTGGGCGCTGGCCTACAAGTGGGAGAAGTACGAGGCCGTAACCGAGGTCGAGCGCTTCGACGTACAGGTAGGCAAGCAGGGCACGCTGACGCCGGTGGTTTACTGCAAACCGGTGGAGATCGCTGAGACGATGGTCGGCAAGGCGTCGCTGCACAACTGGCACGAAGTCTTGCGCCTGGGCATCGCCCACGGTGACTCGATCGTCATGGAAAAGGCCGGCAAGATCATTCCGCACGTCGTACGTGTGGTCAAGGAGAAGCGCACCGGACCGGTCGCGCCGTTCCTGCCGCCCGCTACCTGCCCGTCCTGCGGCAGCGACGCCATCGAGGATGGTCCGTTCCTGCGCTGCTCAGGTGATTCGTGCCCCGCACAGATCGCCGCCCTGCTCCGATCGGCCGCTGACCGGTCCCGCCTAGATATAGATGGTTTGGGGGAGACCCTAGCCACCCAATTGGCGGAGGCAGAGCTGGTTGAGGACCTCTCGGACCTCTTCACGCTTGAGCATCGCAGAGACAGCGTTCTGAGGCTTGCACGCATGGGCGAGAAGAAAGCCGACAAGCTCTTCGAAGCCCTCGCAACGGCGCGTGAGCGGCCTTCCTGGCGATTATTGGCGTCTTTGAACATCAAGCACGTCGGAAGGACCATGTCGGAGGCCATCTGCAAGGCTGCTAGCGCTGCTGGCGCCGAGCTGAAGGAACCCGCCGACCCCTTCCAAGTGATGGTGTCCTTGTGGTCGATCGACGACTATACCCAGATTGAGGGGGTTGGCGAAGCCGCCGCTCGATCGATCTGGACGTGGATGCACAGCGAGAAAAACCTGAAGCTGCTGAAGCGCCTCCGGGACTACGGCGTCAACATGGGCGTCAACGACCCGGTGCCCGAAGTAGACGACGGATCTCCGAAGCCGCTCGCCGGTATGAAGATCTGTGCGACCGGGAAACTGGTCGGGTACTCTCGCGAAAGCATCAAGGAGACGATCGTGCAACACGGCGGTACAGTCGCCAGCGCGGTCTCGGCGAAGACCGACATGCTCGTCGCCGGCGAAAAAGCCGGCAGCAAACTGAAGAAGGCCCAGGACCTGGGCGTTCGTGTCGTCAACGAAGCGGAGTTCAATGACCTCATATCGGTCGAGCAGCAAGAATCCGCCAGTAAGTAACGTCGGGAAAAGTCGTAACATCGACCCTCGGCGACTATTTGGTAACGGCGTGCCGGCACACCGGATTGAATCGTACCGGGTGCCGGCACCTGCCGGTATTTCGATCCCCTTTGGCACCGTCCCGCGGGATGTGTACATACAGGGGCCGCGTTACAAAGTCGAGTTTTACGCCTTCGAGACGCTTGGCGGGGTCATCGGCCACACCGGAGCGCTTGCGAGGGCTGATTTCAGTACAGGAGATACCTTGGGATTCAAGATCAATGTCACCGTCGAGGCGCTGCGGACCAAACTGCAGGCGAACCTGGCGCGGCACAAGGACCTTTACCAAGAAGCCAGAGATGGCTACTGCGAGAAGGCGAAGGCGCAGCTGTGTGAAGCTGTTGATCGCCTGAAGGATGGCAAGCTCATCCGACTACGGTTCGACCTCGAGCCGCCTACCGATCACTCCGAGGACTACGAGCGGGTTTTGCGTATGCTTGACGCCTGCACGGACGAATCGATGGAAATCACAGAAGAACAATTCGCCGCGTATTGGGACGACGACTGGTCGTGGATGTACAACTGGGTGTGCACGAACAGCAAGATGTCGTCCAAGACGCTGGCATACGGCCAATCAAAAGGATTACTGTAATTTACGCTCGAAAAGCCAAGGGAGAGCGAACAGGCGGTGCGGCGGGTTCCTTTTGGGCCCTGTTTACAGGGTTTTATCCTGCTCGTCGTGCCGCCTGTTGTTTTAACTACTCCTCCACGCCGGCGGCTTTGAGAAGCTCGCCGCGGAAGCAGCTGATCGAGCAGTTGAAGCTGAGATGCTCCTTCGCCCAATCGAACAGGTCCTTCATCGAGAGACCTTGGTATTTGCCGTCGGACCAGTTCTTGACGAACTCTTCCCACAGCTCGCGTTCCTCGCCTTGGAGGACGCGCGGGGTGACCAGACGCGGTTTCGCAGCGAGAGCGGCGAGGGCGTCCTTGTTGTTTTTCTTGGTGGCTTTGGCCATGACTATTCTTCCTCTTGTTCTTCAGCAGGATACTCGTGCAACGGCATGACGGCAGTTGAACCGATCACCCGGTGCATGTTCGTCAGGTGGAAGTCGGACATGAATGCGCGCTCCACGTTGACGCCAAACGGTTCTAAATCCTCGCGGATCTTTTTGGTGAGCGAGTTGTTGATGCTCCGGAACTTCCGGATCAACGTCTCGACGTCTTTACCGATAACGGATTCGACGACGCCCTCTTGTGCGCGATCACGGATCGTGACGTTGAAGTCGTACGTGTGGGCCAGCGCCTTGACGATGTCGTCGATTGTGAAAACCACTGTCACTGATATTGTCAGTCCGATAGCTTCTTTGGTATCATGCGGCAGTGTTTGAGCTTCAAGATTGATCGTGTCACGGATAACGGGATGGACCACCGGTCGTTGGATGGGTGGCCAGTAGAGATGAAAGCCAGGGCCAATGGCCTTCACTCTGCCGAGCGTGAACATGACTCCCATCTGGGTCCTGTCGACGTGGAGCCCACGAGGGAAGATCCGAGATGCCCAACGCAGGAGGTCGCTCAGCCATCCAAGACCGATGTCCATATTACCCGTTCCGTATGCCAAGAGACTTCGAGAGTCTTTCCAATTTCCCGTAGAACTCGTCGAGCGTCCCGTAGTTCGGGATGACGATGTCTGCAACGTCTAGATCCATCTCGAGCGACGGATCGTTGGGGACGGCACGGCTGACCCAGACGATCAGGTCAAGCATGTCCCGTTCTAGCAATGCTTGCAGTTCTCCCGCCCGTCGGATTCCGTTGAGAATATCGCTGTCCTTCAGCATATCCTCGTACAGCGTGATCCCAAAGGGCTGATTGTACTCCCAGATCGCGTTTGCCCACCGTACCCGGTGATTATGGCGATCTTCCCAGCATTCCCGGACGGTTTTGTACCCCAGGGTCTTGCCGAATCGCTCAAAAATCATGGGTGCGGCAGCTTCGCTAGTACTGCCAGCATCTGTCAGAATCGTGTTCTCGGTGAGCCATTGCATGGCGGTGTCTTTGCCGCAGCGCCCTGGCCCACAAATGGCGATTTTCATGAGTCGTTGTAAACCTTCTTCCCAGTGGCATCGATACGAAACGTCCGCGGATGGGCGCCGTAGAGCAGCATGGCGCGGCAGGCGATCGCTGCAACCTTACGCAGCGCCCGCAACGTCTTCTCTTCGTCGGCACCGTGCACCCAGGCCTCCTCGGCCTTGCGCATGTAGACCCGCAACGTAGTAAGCTGTCCCACGACACCGTGGTCCAGGCCGTCGCTGCGGTCGGTATCAGCGAATGAGTTTTGGTACTCAAGTTCGCTGTTGATAGCGTCGATCACGTCCTGCGAGAGCGCAGGATTCTCAATGGTCATCATTCTTCGAGCAGTCCTTCGTATTGTTCAATCACACAGTCCATCGGGTCGTCTCGACGTAGACGGAACCGATTCCAGCTTTTAGGGAAGACGATCTGCCGACCGCCACGCTCCCGGAACTTGGGTTCGTAGCCCTCGGAGTCATCGATGAGCAGGGCACCAGGGCGGGCCACGCTCTCCTTGCGTCCGGTGAAGATCACGTCGCTGTCGTCGATCTCCTGGCCGTAGACGCGTCGTAGCCATGTGAGCTTGCCTCGCACGGCGTAGCCAGAGTCAGCACCGCCGAACTCTGGTTTGCAGATATTCCGGGTCAGGAACGTCACTGGCCCGATCTGGCGGCAGAAATGAAACAACTCTACCGCCCACGGTAGTACCTCGAGTTCGTCCCAGAAGTAGTGCTTCTGATCCACGATCGGTGTCCAGATCTCCGAGTCGGTCTTGCCGAGTACCGCCACGTCGTGCGTCTCAAGCGTGCCGATCAGGTCTGAACGCCCGTGAAGGCGCAGCACTGCCGGTAGGAAGTCCGCGAGGACATCGTCAACATCTAGGTAGACTTCGTCGAAACGCATCAGCTCTTCGTGGGCTTGTCATCACAGAAAATTGGCATGGACATCGTCATGCCGTGTTCGTAGTCTATAACTATGAACGTCTGCGTGGGCGGCTGGGCTTTGAATCCGCCGCGTTTGGCGTACGGACTGATGCCGATCAGGCAGCCACACAGGACATAGTTCCAGTCACAGCCGTACTGGTGGAAGTGCCCCATCACGTCGAGCTCAGCGGGCGTCGCCGGCGGCTCGTTCCACTGCGCGATCTTCCGGCGCAGAGGCACGTGGACACCACCGATCCCGCCGCCGTACTTGATGGCGTGGCCGTGGTGGAATCGAACAGTGTGCCCTTGAACGGGCAAAATGTTGTGATACCCAGGCTCCAGTTTGCACTGGACCTTGTCGTCGTCGCGGAAGAAATTGGCGACGTTGTTGTAGATCAACCACTCCCAAGAACTGCGGGGCTCAGTGGCGATGCGGCGATCCTTGGTGGAGCGCCCGTGATTGCCCAAGCTGGTCGTGAACAACACGTGGTCAGCTTTGGATTCCCGCTTAAGGAGGTCGATACCCTGGATCAGGTGGTTTTGCACTTCGATCGAGGCTTCGGCCGGGCCCTTACGGTTGCCCTCCATGAGCTCTTCATGGATGTAACCAGTGATCATGTCACCGCCGGCCCATAAGACGACTTCGTTGATATTCGCAATCGAGCGAGCGAAGTCGAGAAGGTAGAGCGACTTTTGCCAGGTAGTAGCAATGCGCCGATTAGCAACACGCTCGTTGAACTCGTTGACCCCGTTAACCATTTTCGGGTCGACGACCTCTTCAAGGTGCCAATCGTTGACACAGATGATGGCGGACGCTTTGCCGCGTCCCTTGCGTTTACGACTCCGCTCCAGCTTTCGGAGCGTCGCCTGGTCCTGCGAGGCCAGGAGCCTTTCGCAGTTGTCCTCGGAGACCTGCAAGTCCGCCTCGGCCTGCTTGTACTTCTTCTCCGCGTCCTTTTTGGCCGCGTTGGCAGAAGCGAGCTTCCGTTCGAGTTTGCGGATTTCGCGGATCTTCTCGTCCTCGCTCATGTCAGCGAGGGTTTGCAGCTGCGCAAGCTTTTCGCGTGCTTCAGCCGTCTTCGAGCTAGCCATTGATTGTCCTCGTGTTGAAGATGCATCTGTTACGACTTGCGATATCATGTGAGTCTACCAGATCTGTCGATCGTGTGTCAAGTGTCTTACCTGAAAAAATCTGACAATTTTGCTTGCAATGCAAGCACCCCCAAGGAGAGCTACCATGCACCATATTCCAGTGGATCATTGTCCGGACGTGGAGTTGACGAAACTCCCGAACGAGAAGGTGGTCACATTCGACGGGCATGAGTTGAAGCTGGGGTCAGTCATCTACTTTCGCTTCTGTCCGCGCGAGGCGGCGTCCGAATACGTCGTAGTCTCAGATCGCGCGATTCGTGGCAGAGGCACTACAAAAATAATGGTGGTAGGCAGCCGTGGCATCGCAGCGGCTATGGACGCCACCGAATTCGTTAGAGACAAAAAGATTTGGTGGGACTGGTACCAGCAGAGGTACAAGCCCGCCGGGAGACGAACCAATGGCGAAACAGCCAGAGACTGATCTCGTTCCCACTGACCTCGTCACTGTCACCATGGATATGGACAAGGACGACGTCGCGGCCATTTTGATGTCCCGCGCTGAAGAGCGCATCAAGCTGGCCATTAAAGCTTGTCAGGACCGTGAAAAGGTTCTGACGAAGGAGCACGACGAGCTGCGCGAAGCCTTCAACGACCTCTGCGAAGAGTTCGCAAAGGAGAAGATGGAGGACACCGTCGAGACCCTCACCGAAGCGGCCACTGCGCTGAAGTGCAAGAATATCAGCACGGAAGTGTACTCGGGCGGATTCACGCTCCACAACAACATGGTCGCGGCAAGCATGAGCCTCAACGCCCAAAAGCCGCGTGTGCGCTGGGAGGTGAGTACGTCCTTCAAGGCCACGGCTGCGCTGAAGAAGGCCTACCAGACCGGCGAGAAGAAGCGCAAGGAGATCGACGACAACAAGAAGCAGTGGATCGAATGGCGGCGCAAGCTGGCCGATCTGCCGTCGATGGAACGCCGTGCCAAGGCGGCCGTCGCCGAGTCCCGGCTCAAGTCCACGAAAGAGGGCCAAAAGCTGGTCGACATGCTCAACGGCGATCTCGACAACTCCGTGAAGCTGCTCGGCATCTGTTGATATTGCAATGCCTGCCAGTGGTGATCTAAAACTGCTTGGATTCTGGCGACAGCCGGACGCCACGCGGTGGAAACCATTTTCTGAAGATCAAGAGAGCGTAACGCTCAACGCGCCGATCGATGACGTGGTGTTTGGCGAGACTCGGGAAGATTGTCTTGCCCAGATTCACGCCAAATACCCGGCATCGGATCCCAATATGTCGCTCGTGGAGTATCGCTGGCAAACGCATCCGCGTCACCAGTCAATCAGCGGCGACCCGTCTACGAATTGGGATAAGGACGACTCCATCGACGTGAGCGAGACGGAGCGCTACTGCGGAGCCGATCCGTGGGAAGCTCTTGCGCTTGCTAAGAAACTCGGCACGATTGAAACTCGCAATCTGACTACGGAAGGCTACTGCTACGACGGGCCGAAGTGGGAGGAGGAGGGTTGTATTGTGACGAGTGTCGGTTGGTACACCGGCATTAAGAAGATCAAGTATGATCCCAAAGGCCTGCTACGTGCGAAGAAAGCCGCAGCGACACGCCAAAAGACGGGGGCCGTCCTCGTTAGCGACGTGGCTTCGGCGATCTGGCAGCTTGCGATGCAACTCAACGATGTTGTACGCATCCGCGGCGTCGGCAGCGATTGGAATAGCCGCTACTCCTGCTGCATCTGCGCATTAGAGACGATCAAGTGGTTCAACGCCGTCTTCGGCAAGAACGCACATCGTCGCAACAAGCACTTCCGCGAACTCAAAAAGAAGTGGAAGGAGCGTGCAGAGGCGTCGCGCAAAGCGTGGTATCGTGACGCGCAGGTCGAATACAATGACAACGATCCGCGGGCCGTCTTCGCCAACTTCATGGCCGAAGAGATCAAGGTCCGTAACTCGCCCGTACTGACCGAAAAGGAGTGGCGAAAACGCGGCGAACGTTGGAAGCCCCCGCCGGGCACGTTCAAGGCGTTCGGCCACAAAGCCTATGCCAAACAAAGGGCGCGCGACGAAAAAGCGCAAGCCAAAAAAGAAGCCGAAGCCAAAAAAGCCGCCGCCAAAAAGAAAGCCAAAGTCGGTGGCAAAAAAGGCAAAGGCAACGCCAAAGCCAAAAGGCCGACCAAAAAGAAAGCCCCCGCAAAGAAGCGGCCGTCCCGACGTAAGTCCAAAGCTGCGCGCTGAGATCATTCGACTCGGCACGCTGTTCATGAAGGAGGCCAAAAACTTCAAGGCGGCATTCAAACGTCCCTTACACGACTTCTGGATCAACAATGTACGCGGCTTCGACATCCAGCGCTTCTGCGACGAGATGCTCGAGGCGTGCCACGGGAGTTTGGTCAAAGCCGTGCGTGCTGAATACGGGGACGAAAAGGCGGCATTAATCAAACGACTGGTGCCTAGTGGTTCCAGCGTCATGTGGCCACAAGCCACATAACTTCTGAAGACCAGGCTGCTCCCAGGTGTGTGCGACACCACCGTCGCAGTGCGTCACCGTCACGGCCCTCTGAGAACTTCCGATAGTACGCTATCGGGTCCATAAAGAGCTGACTGACGGGTTTTGCCTCGGCAAATAGTGTCATCATCCTGGACCAATTGAACGCGAAGGCATGGCGCAGCTGGGTGTCGTTGTAGGACACGCGGCCCGCCTGAATCTCTTGTTGTACATGACAGACAATCGCCAGTGCGTTGATTGCTGACTCTGCTGTGAAAAGCAGGTCGCCAGCACCGTCGCCGATGGAACCACCATTCTTCGCCATCCACACGTTATGCGTCGCGCCGTTCAGGTAAGCGACCCACTCGTCTAGGATGTAGAGGGGGATCTGATTCCATTGGCGAGTTCTGCCGATCATGTACTGCGCGTACATTCGCGATCTGAGTCCGGTTGGGACATACCGGGCAGCATCCCTGATAGTGCAGGGCCGCGGCTCTTCGATGAGCGCGGTCCTGCCGTTCAAACAATAGAGTGCGTTTTCCACACCCGTGCCGGCACCATGCTCGTTCCTCATGAGCGAGTTCACACCATGGGTCGCTTCATGCGCCCACGTGCCCAGATCTGAGTCACGGTAAGTCGCGGAGCTTGTCAGGCCCGTTGCGGGCAGCCGCGAATCAATGTCCGCCAATACCTGCCCCAACCGTGTGTCGTCTACCGCTCTGACAACCGGCGCGTAGGTCCACAGCGGTTCACGGGCAGCCTCATTGGAGCGATCGTCGCCGGCAGCGTACATTGGTCCCGCCAGTACGCTGCCGGCTGACGCCGCTATGAATGCCCGTCGTGATAGTTTCATGGCGTCAAATATACCGTTCTTTCGGGATCCGGGGAGGACCAATTTTGTTAATGGAAACAAAATGTGCGCATGCGCAGCAGGACTGGGCGACAGCCTTACTGCAGCGACACGGCAAACTGATGGAAGTCGAGGAGATGGAGGCCCTCATTAAGAGGGGTAAGGCAGGGGACGACGACGCGCGGAACCGCGGGATTGCTGGTTGCTACAGGCTGGCCTTTCAACAGGCCTGGCGCGCAGCGTACAACGATCCCCACTTCTCCGTCGACGATCTCTTCCAGGAGGCCGTGATCGGCCTCATGAAGGCAGTCGAGCGCTGGCGACCAGAAACGGGCAACCGATTCGTAACCGCTGCTTGGTTCTCGATCCATGCCGCAATCTCATGGTACAAAAAGTGCCATAGGCGCCTCGTATACTACCCGCCCCGCTGGGACGAAAAGGGTGTCAAGCGGCCGGACTGGACTAAAGACTGTCCGGAGCTGTTTGCAGACTACGTGTCGTTGCATAAACGCGTGGGCACGGGCAATAGGCGAAATCCCGGGATATTCGTGTACGAGATGATTGAAGACGAGACGCTGCGCGACTTCGTTGCCGACGTCGAGAGCGAGGACCAAGCCGATATGGTCTACGAGGCGTTCGAGAAGTTGACGGAGCGTGAAGTCGACATACTGCGGCGTCGCTATCTCGGCGACAAGCTTTGGGAGATCGGTAAAGTTTACGGAATCACCCGCGAACGTGTTCGGCAGTTGATCATCAAAGCCGAAAATATCATCCACAATCACGTCTTGAAAGAGCAAATCGATGGAGACGCTGGTACTGCTTAAACCCGATACGCTCAAACGGGGCCTGGTGGGGCGCGTCCTCACCAGGCTCGAGGATCGGGGCATCCGCTTCCTGCGGGTGAAAGAGTTGATCATGCTCCCCCGCCACTGCGAGGAGTTGTACGCAAAATTCAAGGGCGAGCCCTACCTGCCTCGCATCCAAGAATTTATGACCAGCGGCCCGATCGAGGCCCGTGTGGCGCACGCGCCGCACGCGCCCGACGACACGATCACGATCGTACGGTCTGCTGTTGGCAGCTTCACGGCACCCGCTGCAGGCACCATCCGTGGTGACTTCGGCGCTGTCCGCGAAAAGAACCTGATACACGCCAGCGACTCGCCAAGTGCGGCCAAAGTCGAAATCGAGATATTCTTCCCGGGGTTCCCTGGAGATGTCGGCGACTAGGGCCTGGCGAATGCTGCGCGACCGCGACGGACTCCCTGCAACGCTGTTCCACGGCGTACGGGGAAGCCGGCTTCTGCACCTCGACCTTTGGTACAGGGCGGAAGAGAAGATTGCGTGGGACGGTGACAAACGGAAAGCGACGCACTACACGTCGGGATTCCACGTCATGCCCACCTACGAGGACATACTGCGCTTCTCGAACCGGTTCCGAAACATCGATGACCTTGTGATCTGCGAGGTTGATGTAAAAGGGAAGCTTCGGAAGAAGAAGCACAGTCCTTCTAACATACTGCTCGCTCCCTGGATGCGTATCCTGGATGATCAGTGGGCAAACCGATTACTACTACCTGAAGTGAGGGCAAACTGAATGGCAATTTTTGGGTACATCCTCATCGGCTTCGTCGTCGGCATTTCTATGGGCTGGATGGGCGGCTTCGCCTTCGGCCAGATTAGCGAGAATGAGAAGCTCCAACGGCTTGCCGTGAAGCTGAAGCTCGCACGATGGGAGACCAACCACACTACCGGGAAGCCGTACTTCGTGTGGTACACCATCCACGGCATCATGACGATGCAGCAGGCAGCGCAGTCGAAGAGCACCTTCGCATACCCGCAGTTTTCGTGGGGGCTGCCTGCGGCTGTGTTTGGCGACGTGCCTGATCATGACGAATCGACGTATACCGGTGATTTGATCGACGGCGACGAACCCTTCGACCCGATGGAAGACGAGGAGGAGTTAGAGGATGAAACCGCAGACACGACGTGACTTGCTCACCGTGCTGATCTTCGCACTCATGCTTGCCGGCGTGATACTGGTCCTTGGAGCAGTCATGTGCACGCAATCGGACGGCGCTGAGCCGACCAGCAAAGCGAGCGCTATCATGCTTGAGCCTGAAGTGTGGTTCTCGGACGTACTGCTGCCCGAGGAATACAAAATTTCGCCTGGCCACTATGACGGCCAGGAGAAGCGATACCTGACGTGGGCCGAGGCGATGCGAAAGCGCGCGGCCGATCGACAGGCCTTTCTGAACTTCATACCCAGCGAGCAGCATCGCTATCGCCTGAACCTGTTCAAGATGGTCGAGGCGTACGAGCAGCTGCCCGATGGGGCGGACAAGGAACGCATGTTCCGCATCTGCCTACTTGAGTTCATGTTCGTAACCAACCGACTCGATCTCGATCGAGTGGAGCTTTACCCCAAAGATATGCCTGGAACCGCACGCCGGGCACTGCGCGACTTCCAACCGAAGTGACAGCACTTCGCGGGGTCGAAGTTGCGTCAGCCAGCCACCGAGTGTGGCCTGTGCCAAAAGCCCACTCGGTAGGCTGGTCTTATACAAGGAGCCGCCATGGACCGCATGATGACGATCAGCGAGGAAGAACGGGCGATCATCGAAGCGTGTATCGCCGACTGCATCGATGCAGTGACAAAACAACGTATGCTCTGCATGCGTGAAGACCGCTTGGCTCGTAAAGAACAGCTGCAGCTGAATGAGGAGTATCGTAAGCTGTCTCCTGCGGACCGTCGACAGACGGGAAGCGAACTGTTGCAGTTGGAGGTCCGAATGGAGGAACTCATAACTCGGTTCGACCCAGATGACTGGGAACCGACACCTGACATTGAGGAACTCTGTTTGGATGGACCACGTGACACCTCGTCGACCGAAACGAAATTTTCTTCCGGATGAAGGAGTTAGTTCCTTCCGAAGGAAGGTACTGACTCCATTGCATTGCCTTCCGTAAGGAAGGTAATGTAATAAACGACTAAAGTTGGTCCAGAGGGCCAAAGGCACTTTAGTCGTTTATTATAAGGCGGGGTATGGATGTGCTCCCTCTGCTGAGGGACCCGTCCAATTTTATTCACGTGAATAAGAAGCGTTCCCAGGGGGCGGTATGTGGCCGCCCCCATAAGTGTTGTTCTTTCCCAGAAGGAGGCCTCATATGGCCAAAGGAAAGCGAAAGAAGAAGCGTGCTCCGATGATCAGCAAGACCGAGGAGCTTGGCCCGAACGACCGGACCCTCTTGATCCGGCGGTATCGGAAGAAGTTCCCCAAGACTGACCGTGTCATCAAGATGAGCAATGGCCGGAAGCGCCGAATCAAAGGCATGCCGGCCACCGTTCTGTTGAACGAGAAGATCCTGCGAGATTACCCCCACAGCGGGGTCACCGCGCAGAACATCTACAACTTCGACTCGGACGTCAAGAACGGGAAGAAATCGAAGCCGGTGGGCAAGTCCAAGAAGACGCCGGCACGGGCAGAGGCACAGACGCCCGAGACCACGACCCCGCAGAAGAGCGTGGACCTCAATGGCATGTCGCTGGAAAAGTCGCAGACCCTCTTCGAACAGATGAAGACTGCGAAACCCACCGCCATGCCGCGACTCTTCGGTCAGTTCATGGCCGAGATGACGACGCAGATGGACAAAGCGACGGAATGGGCATCGAAAACCACGGTGTCCGATCTGATCAGCTAACCCGGGCGTTTGCCACTCTCTGTCCTACACTTGCCACAGAGAGCGTGCCGGTTACCCCCTCCTAACCCGAGGGAAGGTGATCAGGCTCCGCGGTTCGTCCTTCATTGGGCGGCCGCGGCCTCGACCTGGGGTTCGGTCGGTTTGTGACGAACGCTAGTTGAATTCCCCCCAATTTAACCAGTGGTACCGCCAAACCCCAGGTCACAAAGCATCAAAATGCGCGCCTTCTTGATGCCCTCAGAGGCGCGTGGGAAGATGCGTTCATGTACAGCGCCGCCCCACATCGTCGTGGGGCGGCGTCATTTCTCACACATAGGAGAGGACAAGTGAACAAGGAAAAACTCGAGATGCTCAACGCTATGGGCGCCCTGCTGGACGACCCGGAGACCGTTGACGAGATCGACGAAGTGCTCGCCCGCGGCGTACAGCTGGTCGAACACGTGCTTGGCGCTATCGCCGACGCCCCGCGTGCGAAAGTGACGGCCGACCACATCGCGAAGCTGTGTCGGATGCAGTATCAATCGTTTTTGGACGCTGGCTTCAGCGACGGGCAGGCGTTTACGCTGCTGGTCGGCATCCGCGCCGGTCTCACGAAAATCAGTTGATACATGTGCGTGTGGGGCTGTGGGCTTAGAAGCAGCCATCAGCTAAGGAGTGGCGAGTGGAAGTGCTCTGGACCGGGTTAGCCGCCCGGCCACCACAAGATAACCGTGCAGCATGACCGTTGGCAACGGATCGGCGGCTTCGACTGGGCATGGTGTCACCACCGGGAAGCGACAGCGGATGCGACGCTACGACCGGCCACGTACTACCGAAAGGCTTCGGTCGCCGTAGCGAATCAGAGTTCGTGAAGTCAGAGGGATGCAGTTTGCTACGGTAGTACCAGCGGAGTCCGTAGTTAAGGTTGAGAGACGACAATCGAAGTGTCGGGAAAACAATGCTCTTCCAATGCTGTATTCGTAGCCCGTGGAGCCTTTGGCGTGACAGCACACCCCACGCACATTTTTACAAAAGGAGAGGAGTTATGATCGCGCGAGCGAAACCCGGCTTCGACCCGGAGATCATTCGGTGTTCCGTGTTCGCTCTTCAGGTCTGCGTGCCTGCCACGTGGACTGACGAGGAGATCGAAGAGTTCGCTGAACAAGAGCACCCGGCCGGTGCTTTCGATGGGTGGCACATCCAGCGCGACGGGCCGTATCCGGAGCGCGTTTCATGCAATGACCGCGAGGGGTTCATCCACGTGGTCGTGGAGGTATAGATGGGTAAAAAAACAATCTGTGACCTGTGTGGAGCCGACATCGAAAAAGGTGAGTGCTTTACGATAAACCTGCTGCCGCCCCGTAGTTTTAACGGGCGTGGCAAACACATCCGCACATGGGACGTCTGTCGCGAGTGCTTGGACTTTCCAATCAGCGGATCAAAAATGCGCAACGTGCTTCGGCGTCTCATCCCGGACTTCGTGCGCAGACTCTGGAAGAAGAGGATGTAGATGGGAATGGACGTTTCTGGAAAGAACCCCGACGCCCCCGTCGGTGAGTACTTCCGTGCGAACGTGTGGAGCTGGCGACCAATCCACCAGCTGATGTGCAAGCTTTGCGGCGACCTGCTCTCTGAGGGGTTGCTGGAGCAGATGAGCTATAACGACGGCGCAGGCCCTGACGACCAGGAAACCTGCACGCAAATGGCCATCAGGTTCTCCCAGTGGTTGGAGAAGAACCACAATGGGCACGCTGTCGATCTGGGGTGCTATTGTGCAGAGGGTACCGGACGCTTCGTAGGCGATGAAGAGCTCGCCCGCGGCGATCCGGTTGAAACCGCACACCGTACAAGTGATGCCCATCTGAAAAGTTGGGTACAATTTCTCCTCCATTGCGGAGGATTCGCAGTCGACTAGAAAGGAGGCGGCAATGTCAGGTTTCGTGACCGACGGTCAGCAGATCCGTGACGTCCTGCTCTTGCTCAAGAGCAGCATCGCACGCGCGACCGACACGTACCAGGTGAGTCTTAAGCAGTACGACGACGAGGATCTCGGCGATCCACTCGACCATCGGGGGACGCGCCGCGGACTGCAGTACGATTACGTCTTGATCATGGAGATGCAGCAAGCGTACAACCGGATGGTGTCGATCACCGTCGGGGACAAAAGCATGCTACTGTCTACGGCGGTCAAGATGATCGGTATACTCGGAGAGGACAAGAACCTGCTGAGGAAGGCACTGAAGGCCGACGGGTCGGACAATTGGTACGGTCGCAACGAGCGGACGTCCGAGACGATCGTGAAGAAGGTCATGGTGCCACGACCGGTCGCTGAGAGTTTGATTGAGACGGCTGAGAAGGAGGTGACGCAGATGCGTCGCGCCATCGGTCGTGGCAATCAAGAGCAACGAGAACTTACAGCTGAGAACACTGGCCTCCCCCAGGAGGACTTTGATCGCGCTGTTAAAGTGTTGACTGAAATGTAGGCGGCTTCGGCCGCTTGCGGGTAGTGGGAAAGTACCTAATTACCGCGAGAGCGGTGATACGCATGTCCAAATGCGCGGAAACGCCTGTGTAAGCCCTGGTAAAACCTCGGCGGCTATATGACCTCGTCCCTCGCAAATCGTGCGTGATTAAGGGGTCCATGGCATCGAGATTATATGAGGGGGCAGCTCAAGTAAGCCTACCAGCATCTCACTTTCCTACTACCTTTTTTCACAAGGTGGTGACTCATGGTCAAAGACCTGATTCTCGGTACGCCGTCACGGTCCCCTGCGGCCATGGCGGCGTACCATGCCACCGTTATCCCAAATGGTGGTGTAGTCGAAGACTGGCGAACCTATCTCGTGCCGCGGATCGCCAATATCCGTCGCGCATGGGTCGCCCGTGTCATAGCGCTCTTTAATGCTGGCTGGTCTGTTTTGCAAAGCCCCAAGCTCGCCTATGCGCAAAACTGTCTGCCGTGCATCTGCACATCAGACCCGATAACACAGACGTGCAAACTGATACCGTGCCCTTTCTGCCACGCCAGGAAGGTTGCCGATATCTACATGCGCGCCCAAAAGCTGATCATCAAGCTCGGTAACGTCCGCGTAATCAGTTGGCGACGAAAACACGGTCGGGCTGCCGTCGACATGATCTACCTGAACGAACACGGCCGTGTAACGGGGTTGGGTGAAGTCTTTGCAGAGCATAACGGCCGCCGACGCGAGATCCGCAGAACGCAGCTGCAGGCTGCATACGGTGGTGCACAGATGGTCACGATCGCTCCGCATACATTCGACCACCCTTCGCCGGAGGGTGCCTGTGGCCGCTGGCTCGTACAGCAGAGCGTTCTTGCTGTTGTGCCGCGCTATTGGCGTCCACCCAGAGGTATTCGCAAGCGTGCAGTCGTACGCACAAATCCCGATCCCCACGACTTGGCATACCAGGTTGGGCGGGCGTTTCGGTATCCGCAACACTGGCTTACCAGCGATCCGTGCATCATGCGTGACCTGCTGGAGGCTATGAAAGGCAGACGATTCAAAGAAATTTTTGGAGACTTACGTGGGTCAGTATGATCCTATCGAGCGATTAGCATCGCTCGAGTCCAGACATTCCCTGTCGGCTCAAGAGCAGTTCGACATTATCTCCAACGCCGTCGACTTCGCGAAGAACTCGCCGTTGGCGTTCGTACAGTTCATCGACATCATGGACGAGGAGCTGCAGTCGCCGCAGATGGCGGTTGCAGAGGTCAAAGACATGCTGCAGAACCCTGTGGCTGACCTCGAGGCTTTCTTCGACCGCGACCTGTCGTTGGCGTCGCTGAACAACCTCACCGAACTTGAGAGCTCCGGTGACGTGCCAGAGATGCCGTCGACCGATCTCATCAAATCAGCGGTGCTAGCAATGACGCCGTTCGACTACGAGCAGATGCGCTCCCATCTCACCATGACCGACTTCGACTCGGCCTACCACGAAGGCGCTATTGTCACCGGGTGTTACACCCGTTTTGATGACGGTTCTATCGCTGCTGTCGCTCTCGTCCACGCCACCCCCGCTAACGGCGGGCCGTACCTTGATGCGTGGCTGTGCCTGCCCCCGGACAAGTTTCCGGATACGCTGAATCCGTCGTTGCCTGCCACAAGGGATATGGACCAGATCTTCGAGTTCCAGTATCCTGATGGCACGTATCGCGTAATCAAACTCGTATCCGCAGCTGGCCAACAGGAATGTCCAGGTACAACGACGACAGACACTGTGAGAAGCCACGAAGGTGCCTCCGGTGCATGAACATGTTCCTTTCCAAACATGCGGGCAACCGCATATGCCCGGACTGCACCGCGCATCCGCCGAATGTGAGCGGACTGCGTCGGGTGCACTTCGACCTTGACACCTATATGAGTCAGAAAGAGAAGGATGACAAATTCGACGGAAGAGCTGGCCTCTGACGATTACGTCGTCGTCATTGGTCCCGTCATTGTCGATCGCTACTTCGTGGGCAAACCCAGACGACTTGACCGTACGGCGCCGGTGCCTCTAATCGGCGTCACGGGACAGTTCTGGGCGCCCGGTGGCGGCGGCAATGCCGCAAACTGCTTGGCCCATCTGGCCCTCCCAACGACGTTCGTCGGCATGGTCGGAGACGACGACGCCGGCGAAGAGTATCTCAAGGCACCGATGCCTCCCAACCTGCAGCTGAAGGTTGGCAAATACGCTAACTACAGCACCCCCGTAAAAACCCGCGTCTATGCCAACAATCGCCTTGTAGCACGGTTTGACGCGGACGATCCTTACACAGGGTCGTTCGAGTCTACGACTGCGTCCTTATTTTTTAGCGCTGTGGCAGAGAAGCCGCCTTTGGCGATACTTATCAGCGACTACAACAAGGGGGTGTGCACGCCCGACATCATCGGGTCCGTGCTGCTCTACGGCGAGGATCACAACGTCCCCGTGATCGTGGACCCTGATCCGGCGCACACAGAGAGCTATCAGGGCGCTACGCTACTCACGCCGAACGCCGACGAGGCAATGCGGATGGCAGCGGCCTGCGGGTATGCAGATCGCGCAACCGATCCGGTCGAAGCAGCTGACTTCCTGGCCAACAAGTTCGATTGTGACGTCCTCGTCACGCTCGGCAGCCACGGAATGGTGCTGGTTCCGCCCCACGGGCAGGAACGGTTCCCGCTGCAAGCGCTGCCCGCCGCTGCGATCGATACGTGCGGTTGCGGAGATGCTGTGGCGTCGGCGATGACCTACGGGATTGCCACCGGAATGAACGCACGCACGGCTACGCGCTTTGCAAACGTGTCCGGTTCGCTATGCTGCGAGATCATTGGTGCTATGCCCATCCCGCTGCACCGCCTCAACCAACGCGTGACGCTGTCGCTCGGGCTCGATCGAAAGGTCGTGACCCTCGACGAGCTGCGTCTCCTGCGGCAATCCGTCGCCGTCGCCGGCGAAATCTTCGGGGTTGCCAACGGCGTGTTCGACGGCGTCCACGACGGGCACACCTCGCTGCTACGGCAGGCCAGGGAGCATTGTGACTTCCTGGCGGTGCTCGTGAACACTGACGAATCGGCGGAGCGCATCAAGCGCCGACCGCAACACAGTCAGATAGCCCGTTCGCTCAGCCTGGCGGCGCATCCGTTGGTGGATGCGGTGCTGCTGTTCGACGGCGATAACGCAGTACCAGAGTATCAGGCGTTGCAGCCCGATATCATGGTAAAAGGGCCGGACTACAAGGATAGGGAAGACCTGCTACCGGAAGCTGCGGTGCTGCCTGAATGGGGCGGCGAGCTGCGGTTGGCCGAGCTAGAGGTCGACGTCAGTAGTACCCAACTGCGGGAAGAAGATGAGGCCCTCAAAGAGAGCACTGCGCCAGGAGAGACTGAAGACAGCGCTGGAGGAGCTGGAGACGCTGCGGACTGAACTCGCCTTCGACGAGATCACCGTAACGCTCAGCGACTTCCAACGACACTGGCAGTTCAAATATGGCGACAAGCATTTGGCGGACTGGTGGCCAGCTTCTGCGAAGGGACAGCTCACAGGGTCACAAGACTCCGTCGACTGTGTGAGCACGTCTCAAGCGCAGAAGCTGGCCATCGCCGCTAAGAAGAAGCTGTTTACCGAGATTCGGCAGGCGCTTCAGCAGAGGTGAGCTCCTCTCGCAGGATTTGTACATCCGGCGGGGCGTCGACACCGAGGCGGATCCGATCACGACCAGTGCGGATGACCGTGACGGTGATGTCGTCGCCAATCTTGATCTGCTCACCTTCTTTGCGGGACAGGACCAACATGGTAGACCTCCTTGTGCTTGCAGTAACAATACGCCCAGTTTATCACCTTCGGACCCCCGGAGCAACCAAATGGGACAATTTCACTTCATGCAGATGTACAACGACGCCGCGGCGCGCGACTGCGCTGCCATGCCGCAGGCGTTGCTGATGATCGGAGCCGTTACGGCGGCTGAAAAGGACGCACGCGGGATGGGATATTGGGATGACCTGACCATCGACGTGCTGTTCGAGAAGGCTCGCAGGCTTGTTGACCTGAGGGACTGTTTTTCGGAACGACTAAAGCTTATGCTATTGGATGGTGAAATCCTCGTCTTAGTCCGGGACCCTGTAGATGGACGCGTCCATCGGCTCCGAGACACCGACGTGATCGATTTCGATGACCCGATAGTAGGCCCGGAGCAGTTCTTTACATTGGCTGAAAAGCTGATCGAGCACTCGGCCTGAATCTTATTCAGGAGAATAAAATGGCAGCGAGACCGCTAGCACTGGTATCGGCTGACTGGCATCTTCGTAAGTACGACCGCGTGTGGTACCGACGTGACACGCTGCGCGGCGACGCCGCGTGGGGCGTCCGACAGGTATGCGACATTGCGGCCGAGCAAATGCCTGATTGTCTGATCCTGCTGGGCGACCTGTTCGACCAGCGGCTGCAGCAGTCAGATTCTCTGATGCTCATGCGACGAGCTATGGCTGATTTCCAGGAGAACAATATCCAAGTGCAGTTCATTCAAGGACAGCACGAGCGGTCTTCACCGACGCTGATGAAGTCGATCCACAGCTGGTCACAGCATATCGACGAGCGGATGGTGGAGTTGGACAACGGCAACCTGCTCATGTACGGCCTGGATTATCGCAATCCGGTCGAGGTTGAGGAGGCGCTGCGTGCCGTGCCTACAAACGCTGACATTTTGGCGACTCATCAGGTTTGGAAGGATTACCTTGGCGAGGAGCGCGGCGATGCCTGGTTCCACTGGGCGCCGACGCAGTTCATTGCCACGGGAGATTTCCACAAAGCGAAATTCGAGACGCGTGGGACGCAGAAGATCCTGTCACCGGGACCGCTCTGCATGCAGAACATCGGCGAGGATCACGAGAAGTTCGTGTTCATGCTGAACTCTGATCTCACCGTCACGCCATACAAATTGCGATCGCGCGGCTACTATGAGGCACGCCTGTACGAGGAAGCGCAACTCGAGCAATTCCTCGACGAGTGGGACGCCTCCCCGGCGAAGATCCCGCAGGTTGGCGTGCCGCCCGCCGTCGCAACAAACATCATCCGCGTTTGGTACCGTTCGGATATTCCCGACGCCAAGCCGCGGTTGGAAGGTAGGATCGGCTCATCGGCCCACCTATTTACAACGATGATCCCTGTCGAAGACCAGGCACAGACGGTCGACGCCGAGCGGCGTGTCCAGGCTGTACTTGGTGCGGGCATGGTCGGATGCATCAACGAGTTTTACGGAGATGACCCTCGCGCATGCGCAGATGCCGTGCGGCTCTACCGTAGCAAAGACATCCAAACCGAGCTACTTTCAATCTTCAAGGAGCAAGTTAGTGTCCCTAACGGTCACCGAGAAGGAACATTTCAAGACGAGACTCCAGGAGATCCACGATCGAGCGACTGCACAACTGACGGCCGACGCGCCAGCGTGGGAGCCACGGCTCCGCAACAAGGCAGCTAAGGTCGTCGAACAGCAGTTCGGCGTCGCGGAACTTCTGAATAAACAAATGGAAATTCGGCGTCAGCGGCGCGAGCTAGGCAGACAACTAGAGCAGCTCGACACCGAGATCTATGAGAAAATCCACGGCCTGCTGTCAGATGACGCACCCTGGGTCGAGGACGATAGGCGTTACTACAGCCGTAACCGCCATGAACGCCAGGAATTCGCACGCTACCCGGAGAACTGCCGACAGCCAATGCGCTGCCAGCTTCAATACGAGTTCGAAAAACTCCGGGCAGAGCATCCCATTGGACGCGCTCTTGCTGAACTCAAGGACCGCGTTGACCATTACCGAGATCGCATCATTGCGTGCGCATCGCACGCAAAGATGGAGACATTATGGGAGGAGGTTGTCGAAGAGCTGGGCAACTTCGAGCCCAGTGATCCCGACGCCCGGACTCCTAGAAAGGTGGAGACCGCCCGTGTCACACACGATAAGAAGAAGTGAGCTGCCGCCGATAGTGCTTCCGAACATTATCGAGCAGGCTGTGAAGGAAACCGAGGCTGCGATGCGGGAAGCTATGGAACGCATCAAGAACATGCCGACGACACTGCTTGCCGTGGATACCGAGTCGGGGGCTATAAAAGCCGTCGACGAGTTCTCTACGGAAGCAGTGGCAGCCCGCTGTAGCCATGAATGTCCGTGCGTTATCGGTGAAACCCATTACCGCGCACCAAATTGCCCCAATAGGAGCCCCCATGGAACATTACCCAAGCCATCTGACCCCGGCGTTGCCGATTTTCTTGGACCGAATCCGGTCGGCTGCACAATCACTCCCGGTGCACATAAGCCATCCGCCCGCGACTGAATCCGCTGATCGGTCGTACGGAATGACCTGTGTGCAGGCGCTCCGGATGTATGCGCCGGACCTGATCGAAGAAGGGAGGGTGATCATAGAATGAGTGCGGACCTCACGTTGAAGTACGCAACCACTTTCACGAGTCTTGCTAACGCTATGCGACTTGTGAAGGCGTCGCTGCTGGCCCTCAAGGATGCCAGCGATAATCTCAACGACTGGTGGGACGACCAAGACCTCGAAGGTGTGGAGGACGAGGACGAGTTCCTCGCCAAGAAAGCCGCCGAGACTTTTGGCATCCCGGAGAGCTTCGCGCTCGCCCTTGTCGACTTTTCGTTGCTTCCAGAGATCAAAGGTATGAAGGCTGCGCCGCCTGACGCCATGACGCTCGCCGAAGCGCTATCACTACTGCACCCCCTAACAAGTGAGAGCTGGCCATGATAATCCAGAAGGTCAACCTTCGACATTTCTGCCAGCACATCCAGGAAGAATTCACGCTGTCGCCTGGGCTCAACATGATCGTTGGGCCCAACGGCAGCGGGAAGACCAACCTCCTGCGTGCTACGCAGTTTCTCGTCACGGGGGACTCGGGCGGCAATCGCCCCAAGGCGGACGACGTCTACCAAGGCGTGTTCGGCTCAAACGAGGAGTCCTTTGTGAGCGGCCAGCTGTTGCACGAGGGAACAGTCATTACCCTCAAGCGTGCGCTCCAGCCGGCGACAGCCAATCTCATGGAGATCGGCGACGAGACCTGGACGTCTGTCAATGCCATTAACAGCGAGCTGTTCCGACGGCTGGGCACGACGAAGAAGCAGATCCACGACTACATCTTCGTCCGCCAACGCGGCATCGACGAGATGTTCGACCAAAAGCCCGCCGAGCGGGCCGCATCGCTGGCATCCCTCTTCGGCCTCGACAAGGCTGAGAAGATCTGGAAGCAGACCGGCGACTTCCTCAAAACGATCGAGGTGCCGACCACGACGTTGAGTCTGGATGAGCTGAACGCGCAGCACGCTGACATACAGGTGCAGATCACCGAGCTCAACAACCAGTTCGCGGCGCTCCATCTACCACTCGACGGCGACGCCAAGCTTGCGGAACATCAAACCGTGATCGACGGCTGTAAGCAGCGTGAGATGCTGATGAACAAGCAGGCGGTCCTGGAGAAGACGCGTGAAGAGACGCTCGCTTCTGCCAAGGCTGCGATGTCGTACCGGCAACAGTTGCAGACAGAGGCTACGCTGCTGGAGAACGCTATGGCCGCCGTCAGCGTCGAAGCCAATGACGCGCACGGCGAGCTGGCACGTTGGGACGCGTACGATAAGTCGCTGACAGCGCGCGAGCAGTTCGTCGCCGACGAGCTGGCTTTTCGTACCAAGTGGCCGAGTCATCCGAAGCAGCCGCGCGAGGTCGCACCGCTCGGTGAGGACCTTGTCGAGGCGTTGAAGGGCTATCGTGCAGTGCGTAACAGTCTCACCAACAGCATCAAAGGCCTGGAGGATGAGGACGACAACTGTCCGACGTGTGGCCAGCCACTGCCCGAGGCCGACCAGGCCACGGCACGCTTGCAGGAGCTGCACGATCAGCTGCGTGAGTGCGAGATGGAACGACAGCCGCTCGAGGAACAGCAACGTGCGTACGATCAGTACTGCGCCGAGCTGTTACACTGGCAACGGCAGTGCGAGGAGATGGATAAAGAGCAGGAAGCCTTGGAGCAACGCAAAGAGGCCCTGCAGCTGGTTGAGCAACCACGCAGCGCGCGTGACGCTCTCCAGGCCGTCATCGACGAGCACACCGAGTTCTGTGCGGCGCATAAGGAGATCCAGGAGAAGCTTAAGGTGGCGCTTGCTACTGAGGCCAGCCTCGACGCGAAGCTGGACCAGCAAAACCAGACGCACTTTGAGCAGACCGCGGAGATCGACTCGCTGCATAAGTACACGGCGGAGGCCGCTACCATTGCTCGCCAGGAGTTGCAGCAGCTGAAAGGCCGGCTGGCGCAGGCCACCGAGCTCGACAAGCAGATCGCTGTGCTGCGCGCCACGCTCGACGGCGTGGAGTCGAAGATCGACGACGTGCGGCGTGTGGAGCAAAAGAGCATCCGCACTCGGCAGGCTGTCGACCACCTGCAGCGTATCCGAGACATGTACCACCGCAACGAGGCCCCGCGCTTGGTGTCCTACACCTATATCGAGAACATGCTCGACGAGGTGAACCGAACACTGGAGCTATTCGAGGCGCCTTTCCGGGTGGAGATGGACGAGGATCTGGGCTTCATCTGCCGGTTTACCGATGGTATTCGGGTGCAGCCCGACAGTCGGCTCTCGGTCGGCGAGCGGATCGTTCTTGCTATGGCGTTCCGCATTACAGTAAACTCTACGTTCGCAGGTCAGGTGGGTGTCCTCATTCTGGACGAGCCCACTGCCGGCCTTGACGAACACAACCTCGGCTGTCTACCGCACGCCCTGGAACGTCTGCAGGTACTATCTGCAGAGCGTGGACTCCAGGTTTTGTTCGTCACGCACGAACCGCGGATTCAGCACCTGTTTGACAACGTCATTACGTTACGAGCCCATGAAAACTGATTCGCAGATCCTTAAGCTGCATGTTGCTCACAAGCAAGTGTGGTATTTGGATGGCATGGATATAGCACGGACCGATGGCCACGCGATCGAGGACTTCCTCGATACAAGCCGGCTACAGTGCGCCGAGCGGGTCCGCCTGCTCGGTCTCCATGCCAATGCGAGGCTCATTACGGCGTTGTACGACCGCAAGCTCAAAGGTCAGCCCTTGGAGATTGAAGTCGCATCGCCGTTGGCGTGCGCGTCTGTTGCGGAGCGTCATAACCCAGAGGCTGTGCTGTATCGCATGCGCCTCTTCGAACGCGCTCCGAGTGTCGGCGGCTTTCATACCGTCACTGAGAACGACTACCGTGCATATGCCCTCGCGGTCGAAACCATGCAGAGCGTCTTTAACAACATGCCAACAACCCAGCAGGCGTTACGACTTCTGCGTGCCCATCCAGCGTGGCGCGCAGTGTCGTTCATCCACAGCGTCAACCCCATGGCTGTCGCTGGCCTGCTCAGCTACATGCTCGATCCGCGGTGGTTCGTTGACCCGTGCTACCCGGACCGTTTGAGTAAGCTGTACATGAGTCTCGGGCTGCATCCAAAGACGCAGGCTGGGGTGACGTTGGGCGGTGCGCAGCACCGTAACCACAAACGCTGTGCGCTGGTACTGCGTTGCTGGAAAGACAGAACACGTGAGGGCGAGGTGCGCAGCAAGTTCGAAGTCACCGCGCCTGTCGCCGTGACAGGCAGCTCCGAACTCGGGCTCGCACCGTATGACTTCTCGTGGCGTCAGTGGGGATTGCACATGGGTATCGGCATGGACACCGACATCGAACCCAATCCTGTCAAGGCGGATCTGCGTGCGTCACAACGCTTCGTGGCCTTCCTGAGGCATACGTGGCTGGATGCGCTTTATCGCGATTCGAGTGCCTTGCCAGGCGTCAATACCGAACTGTTCCGACCCGGCGATTTCTTCAAGCAACACAAGGAGATCATCGCTTACCAACAGCACGTGGAAGCGACCGAAGGAGACAGTTACTGCTGACCGTATCTAGTGGTGTTGAAGTTTCTGACCACAAAATATGGGATTGTCAAAACTGCCGGTGTTTATCCGTTGACAGGCTCAACAACGGCAGGTAGTATGCATACTGCCAACGGGCAAAAGGAAGTTCCCGTGATCGAAGTAAGGATACAGCTGCGGTTCAATCAGCACTCACTCGGAGACCGCCGAACTAAGCAGCTCAACCAGATGCTGCGCGACCCTGACGGCCGTGTAATGTTCATGCCGACCTGGTGGAAGGCATTGATGCGTTATGCGGCTCAAGTTGTCAATAGACACCACGATGCTGTCAAAGACATCGACTGGGCGCCCGTCATCGAGGGAACTCCAAGGGAGTACAAACGATTCTACGCCCCGCAGAAGTTCACACTTCACGAGGCGTTCTTTCCAGGGGACGAGATCATCGTACACGCAGTGCTGCCGACGGAACTTCCTATCGACGACTTCAAGGAGTTGCTTGAGGTGGCCGGCAAGTACAGAGGCATCAGTCCCTATCGCAAGGATCAGAAGTACGGCACCTTTGATGTCATTGCTGTGACGCGGAGGATCAGGACAAAACCCAAGTAAAAGAAAAGGCCCGCTGGTGGCACAGCGAGCCTTTTGTGTTTCACGACCTGCAGGGGCATGCGGTCATGGCGGTATGTTACTGCCAATGATAGCGGACCCTGCGCATGTGGTCAACCCCGTTGGGGGGACCAAAGGACGCAGAATGTCAAAAGTGGCAATGATCCGCAAAAGCGGACCGTTCATTGCGGTCTCGCAGGACGGCGTAGCTTCGCTCACGCCGAACGAATACCGGATCCTTGAAAACCAGCTCTGGTACACCAAGCTCACGTTTCACTACGGTGCAGCTGCCTATGACCCCCATACGGGGGATCGGCAGAGCATGTCCGGCGAGCGCCGAAAGCTCTATCAGTACGACAATAACGGACATTTCATCTGCCAGCGCGGCTTCTACCCCCGGGTTAGGGGGTTACTTGAGGAAGCCGGGTATACCATCACCTTCGTCGACACGGATCCGCCTGTGGATCCTGTCATCTACACGCCCGACTGGGATCGGATCTTCGAACGCTTCCAACTCCGTGCGAAGCAGGACGAGTGTCTCGCCCAGATCGACATGCACGACGGTGGCTATATCGATGCGCCTCCAGCGTTCGGTAAGACGCACGTAATGGCCATGGTGAGTTCCATGTACCCGAGGGCCAAGATTGACATCGTGGCCAAGAGAAAGGACGTGGTGGGCCGTATACGCGATCTCCTGACGCGTTGGGTCCCTAGCGTCGGTATGGTCGGCGGAGGCAAGAAGCAGAAGGGGCGAGTCACGGTCTACACCGCTGACAGCTTGCACCACTCTGACTTCGACGCGCATATCATGCTGGCCGACGAAGGGCACGAGTTGATGACAGATCGTCTAGCCAAGCTGCTGGGCAACTATCACTACTCTCGCAACTTCGCATTCTCTGCTACCCCGGACACGCGCCTCGACAATGCCCACTTCCGCATGGAGGGCATCTTTGGGCCGTGCGTCTTCAAGATGTCTCAGCAAGAGGCAGAGCAGGCGGGACTCGTGTCGCCTGTCTTCGTACAGTGGATCGATGTTCGGCTGTCGCACAACCCGATCGCCAACATCAAGACTCTCGTGGCGCAGAAGCGCAACGGGATCTGGAGGAATCAATACCGCAACCAGGTCATCGCTGAAACCGCTCGGGCGTTCCGAGAGGGCGACGATCAGGTGCTCATCCTCGTCGACACAGTGGACCATGCATTGCATCTGCGAAAGCTGTTGCCGGAGGCGGCGCTGTGTTACTCTGAAGGTGCTCTCACCGACGGATCGAAGCGGGCCATGTTCATACGGAACGGTTTGCTCGACGAGGACGAACAGATGACTACGGCGCTGCGCAACAGTCTGCGGCACCAGTTCGAGAACCGTGAAATCAAGCTGGTCATCGCTACAGGTGTCTGGTCCGTCGGCGTGTCTTTCGATTCGCTGAACGTCTTGATCCGCGCCGATGCCGGCGCCAGCGAAACTACCAACATCCAACTGCCCGGCCGCGTGTGTCGAATCGACCCATCGAGCGGCAAGCAGTGTGGCATTCTCATCGACTTCAATGACGTATGGGATACGAAGTTCAAAGGCCGAGCCGCAGACCGTCGACGCGATTATCACAAACGCGGATGGACGCAGCTGCTGGCTGACGGCAAATTGTGGACCCCAGGCATGAGAGTGAACCGTGTCGGAACACAGAAATAGCTCGTTGCGTATGCAGCGGCCGCCGCCGGAAGAATACGAGGCGCTGCCGGAACGCAACATGTTCTCCACCAACCCCGCTGGTCACATGGCCAGGCGGCTCTACCAAGCGTACAAACGCGAGACATACTGGCGTGCTATGCGCGTGGAGAATGTCAAGCTACCGAACTTCAACACGCGCGAGCTGGGTGACTGCTGGCCGCGGCTGGCACGCCTCATCATGCAGTCGGGCTGGTCGAATGCCGAGCGGTTCATCCACGTGCAGTTCAAGTACGGGCCGAGCAGCGAGAAGCTGCAGACGCTCGAGCACGGACCGCTGGTGAACATGCTCACGTCCGAAAAGGCGATGAAGCAGTACACGCAGTACATCGTCCGTGCCGACAGCATGCTGGTACAGCAGTTGGAGTCTGCCAAACTCGAGTTCAAGTGTGCTAGCGCTGAATGCGCGGGACAGTACCCGCACCTGCCCACCAGGGAGCGCTGGGAACTTATTCTCATGAATAAAATGTTGGATCTCCCGCCGCTGTTCCGGTACTGCGTGGCCTCTTCCGAGGGGCTCGCCTGTGCCAAGGACTTGTGGGAAGAAGGCTTTCAGCAGTTCATGTCCGATCCGATCGGGTATACGCGTACGTGGGAAGCGACCATTCCTGCCGAAATGAAAGCCGAAGCCGAAGAACTACTGCAGCTCAAACTCTAGAAAGGGGCATCATGGAGAACCCTATGGTCAAAGTGGAAGCGCCGGTAGCTCCTGTCAACGAGCCCGGGCAACTCCAGGAAACCAAGAAGGACGATATCGATCCCAATCCGATCGACGACTTCTCGATCGAGTTCCTGTTGCTGCACGCTTCTCGTGACCGCGAAGTCTACTATGCTGTGCGTCAGCACCTGGAGCCTGAGCATCTCGGCTTCCCGCAAGAGCTGCCGTATCGGGTGTACCTGAAGGCGTTGTACGAGTATTTCGACAAGTACAACCGCCTACCCAATCGGCAGAGCATCTGGATCCGAGTGATCGACGAGCTTAACGCCATGCCAAACCTGCACGCCGATGTGTTCAAGGTGGCAGAGGGCGTGATGGACTGGATCTTCGACGAGAACGTCAACCCAATCTCGTCGTTCGAGCCCGACGCCGCGCTGGACATCCTGCGGAAGGTCCTGGTTGACCGCGGCCCCGGCCGCAGGTTGAAGGACGCCGTCGCCAGAGCGGGCTACAGCCACATCAACGATCTCCCAAAGCTGGTGCTCGCAGCACAGAAGCAGATCGAGGTGATCGAAACTATCGGACGTGTCAACGAAGAGGAGACAATACCGATGGAATGGGACCAAGTAGCGCGGCCACGCTGGCCGACTGGCGTGTCGTTTATCGATCGCGCGATGGAAGGCGGTTCCGAGCCGGGTGACGTCAACGTCATCATCGGAGCCACGGGCGGCGGCAAGACTACACTGTCCATGCAGATGGCGGTGTCGATCGCACGCATCCAGAACCAGATCGAGATGACCGGAGACGGTGAGCCCGGCCTGGTGGTCTTCATCAGCTACGAGGATAACCGTCGAATGCTACAGATCCGTGCTGCATCCTGTGCGGCGCAGGTCCCGAAGAACCAGCTGCGCTTCATGCAAGAGCCGCTGAGCACTACGGGCAATCTGAAGAGCTACGAGCAGACCATGTATCGTGCAGCGCCCGCCACTGGTGAGCTGCTGGGCGAACGTGAGCGCCTGCAAGCTGCCCGTGGGTGGCTCAACAGGTACATGAAGTTCGTCGACTTCCACGACGGTAAGGAAGGCGGCGGAGGCGGCGTTATGGAGGCACGGCAACGGTTACTCGCCATCCAGGGCAAGTCCGACATACCCATCCGCACCGTGGTGCTGGACTGGGCGGGCCTGATGGTGCGGAAGCACCTGCTGGAGACGAACCGTCAGGTCGACGGCAGCAACATGGCTGTGATGCTGGGCGGCTTGGTCGCTGAGCTGAAAGAGCAAGTCGCTGCCGAGTTCAACTGCACTGTATGGCTGCCGCACCAGCTTCGCGGACAGGCGACAGGCAGGTCTCCATCGGTTGCCCCAAACCACAATGAGGCCGAGTGGTGTGCCTCCTTCGCCAATATGGCGTGGTATGCGTTCTGCATAGGGACCAAGGACAAGCAGCATAATGTCTGCCAGCTGGTCGCTACGAAGACGCGCCACGGTGAAGGTATGCCTCCGGCGATCGTACGCGTAGACGGCGGGTTTTGCAAGCTGACCGACGTGTCGGACCAGTTTGAGCCGGACCATGTCCGACGACAGATCGTGCCGCGTGACGATGTTGCGAACTACCACGACAACATCCAAAACGAATCTGACGACTACTGGGACGAGGTCACATCATGAAATCGGTTACCGGCGTGACCCTGGGCAACGATGCCGCAGGCGCACACGTCATCAACCCGTTCCTTTACGAGAAGCTCCAGAAACGCTTCGGCGATGTTATCATCGCCAAGCAAGGCGAGCCGATCTACGGGAACTACACGTATGACGGCAGCGGCTTCAAGTACGACACCCTCGGCGGAGAGTATTATCGCGTCTGCTGCCCGTTCTGCGAGCAGAAGCGCGCGGTGGATACCAAACACCGACTGTGGATCAGCCATCGCTGGGGCGTCGGCCTCGACGAGGATGACCCGCAGACCAAACTGAAGCCGAACGATCGGTTTTGGTGGGCGTGGGTGTGCTACAACGAGCATTGCGAAGAGAACCCGGCGAACACCAAACAGTTGCAGACCTGGGTCTACGGCGGTATCGGCCGGGAGCTACACGCGCCCGCCGTCAAGCTGCAGTTCCACACTGTGCCGATGGCGTCGCTCGGACTCGTCGACTGGCCTGGCCGCTGCTTGCGGGTGGACCAGCTGCGACCGGAGCACCACGCATGGCAGTACCTGGCGACCCGCGGCTTTGACCCCGCGGCAGTTGGCCCACGCTACGGCGTGACGTACTGCGAGAGTGGTTCGGCGCGCTTCCCGATGGCGTTCGGACGGTTGGTGATCCCGATCGTGATGAACGGCGATATGGTTGGCTGGCAAGCCCGCCCGCCATATGAAGCAGACTGGAAGACCACCGCCAAGTACTACAACTGTCCCGGCATCAACCGGCGACTCATGTTGTACGGCTTCGACATAGCCAGGGCGTATCCGTACTGCGTCATAACCGAGGGCGTCACCGACGTGTGGGCTGTCGGCCAGGGGGCGATCTCGCTCCTCGGCAAGCACATATCCCCGCAGCAGGCAGAGCTGATCGCGCAGAACTGGAAAGCAGCCGTGATCGCTCTCGACCCTGACGCAATGGACCGAGTCGAGCGTATCCAGCAGCAGCTGGGCAGTATGCCGACGGTGGTCGTGAAACTCCCAGACGGTTGCGATCCAGCTGACATGGATCAGGATCGCTTCTGGGATCTTGTATGGCAAAGTTCCGTAAACCAGAATGTTGATCTGTTAGGACTACAGAATGATTCCTGAACTAGGTCTCGACGACCTTCAAGCGATTTTCCGCAACGACGAGGACAACGAGTACAGTCGGCGCTTTCCGATGTACCCCCTCGTGTCTCCCGGCATGCCGCCGCCTGGCCCGGACTTCATCGCCCACGCGAAAGCGCTCGGCGATGCTAACCCCTACGTCGTAGAGGGTACGGGCAAGAACAAGCGCGGCATCGAAGCCGGATTCAAGCTGCAGTGCCTGTATCTGAAGGCGCTGTACTCGAACGAACTCCACATGCCCATCAAGGTGAAAGGGCGTACCGAGACGGTGCGCATCCTGCCCGGGCATCTCTGGGGCGATCATGCCGAAGGTCCCAAGTACCTCGAGAACGAGGAGCTGCGGGGACGACCGCGTGTGATGGTTGTTGGAAAGCACCCTGGCCTCGAAGAGATAGGCGAGGGACGCAACTTCGTCGGCCCGTCTGGCCGGCAACTGAAGGACACGTTGACCGCGCTCGGTCTGAGTGATGCCGAGCTCAATGATTGGTACGTGTGTAACCTGGTGCGTTGGATGAACGTCAATCCGCAGAGCGGCGCGTTGCCGCAGGCGTGGATCAAGGACTGTCTTCCGCTGCTGCACCAGGAGATCCGGCTGTACCGGCCTGACTATATCCTGTGCCTCGGGGCCGAAGCGACCAAAGCGGTCATCCCGGGCAACACAGTGAATACCATGGTGGGCCGTTACGTCGAGCGCACTGAGATGCTGCAAGAGTATGGCGAGCCTGATGACCTGCATACCTCCAAGGTGATGGCCATCACGCATCCGGCGGCTGTGCTGCGTACCACGGAGTTGTACCCGGCGTTCGAAGCCACCCTGCGGAACTTCATCCAGTTGATCCGTGGCGAGGAGTTTACGAGCGCAGAGAACGACAACATCACGATCCAATACATGTACAAGGAAAGGGAGTTGAAGGAGTACGTTGACTACGTCCTTTCTCGCCCTGGGTTGAAAAAGATAGCAGTTGACGGTGAGTGGCACGGCCAGCATCCCGGCGAGCCGGGGTCGTACCTCCGTACGATACAGGTAAGCCACACCGGCAAGTATGCCGCCGTCATCGTCCTGCGAGGGCAGGGCGGTGGTACTGCGTTTCGACCAGGCATTTCGCGCGCGATCGATCACCTTAACCGGCTGCTCGATCGTGACGACGTCCAGATTGGCGGCAGCTTCTTCGCTGCTGACCTTCCGTGGCTTGAACACAACGGCCTGAACATCGCCCACCGCTTCAAGGTACCGCCCACGGTCGACGAGATCCGCGGCGGTAACTACGCAGGCGGCTTCGACATCGGCTTGGCCCACCACGCCTACAACGAGACCGGTGACTTCAAGCTGGAAGTCATGGCCTCTCGGTTGTGCGGTGCGCCTCGCTGGGACGTTGCGCTGGGCGAGTGGAAGAAGGCGTACCTCAAGGAGCGGAAGATGAAGGACGAGGAGCTCGAAGGGTACGGAGAGTGCCCCGACGAGGTCCTACTGCCCTACGGCGGCAAAGATGCTGCCTACACACGTCAGCTGATGGACAGGCATTGCAACCTGCTGAACGGCGATCGCTACGGCAACGACTGCTGGATCCCGTTCCATCTGTCCATGATGGCATTCCCGGCCTTCAACGAGATGGGCACGATCGGCGTCAAGATCGACCCCGAACGCATTGATGAGCTCACCGACCAATTCATCGAAGTGAGCGCCCAGAAGCTGAAGAAGCTTCAGGAGGACATCAACTGGCCGGCGTTCAACCCTCGAAGTTCACAGCAGTGTGTGGAATTCCTGTTCGGCGAGCGCTACTCTACGCGCCGTGACAAGGACACAGGAGAGCGGCTCAGCGTGCGTCCAGCGGGCGCCATGACGCTCAACCTGGAGCCCATCAAGTCCACTGGCAAAGGTAAGCCGTGGGGCTGGGTGATGTCCAGAGGCGAACAGGAGAAGTACACGCCGAGTACAGATAAAGAGACATGTGGCATTTTGGGTTTACAACACCCAATGGCGTTACAGCTACGCGACGTGAGGCTGATCGACCAAGTGTTGAAGTCCGTATTCCGTCCGCCTAAGTACAAGGCAAAATCGACGGAGATCGAACTCGACAGCAATGGCCGACGGATCTACGGCGGTGGCATCGCTAAGTACATATGCCATGACCAGCGTGTGAGAAGTTCGTTCCAACAAGTGAAGGAAACTGGACGTGCGTCAAGTGCGAGGCCGCCATTACAGAATATCAGTAAGCGTCGCGAAGACGATTACTCGAGAATCCTGGGTGACCAATACCGCTGGCCAATCCGGTCATTTATCGTCAGCAACACCGACCCCGGCTATGCCGAACCTACCGTCCTTGTAGAGTCAGACTATAAGGGCGCGGAACTTATGGGGATGGCGGTGATGGCTCGCGATGCGCAAATGTTGGATCACTGCTTACGCGCAAACCTGCCCGATGGCGATCCGCAGCAATATGATATCCACTCAAATATCGCTGTGACTTCCTTTCAACTTGACTGCGAGGCTAGCAAAGCTGGACTCGCATCGATCAAGCAGAAGGGCAAGCGCGTTGCTGCGAAAAACATCATCTTCGGCGTAGGCTATGGACGCACCGCGGAGGCGTGCGCCAGGCAGTGCCAGGAAGAAAATGCTCCTATCACCGTTGCGGAAGCGCAAAGCATTATCGACACGATCTTCGAGCTCTATCCGGGTATTCCAGCGTTGCAAGAGGCACTCCGTGCCCGCGTCGCTAACCCGGGATGGCTTAGAAATTGTTTCGGTAGGTATCGTCGATTCATCAGCACGTCTGATCGAGCGGCGATGGGCGAATTGGAGCGCCAGGCACTGAATTTTCCGTTTCAGAGTATGGTAGCCGATGCCGTTTCGACGGCGCTATATTGGCTACACAACCATCCTCGTAAAGAGGAACTTGGGTACAAGATTGTCCTCCAGATCCACGATGCGATCGTGCTGGAGGTCCCATGTCGCAGCTTGGACGTGGTACACAACGAGATCCTGCCAGAGTGCATGGTCGACAAAGTGTCCTTCCAGGCATGTGACTTAGACGGAGCTCCGTATGCGGACAGTCCGATCTACCGATTTGGGTTGGATCAGGACGTGTTCACGCGATGGGGCTTGAAGTTGACAGAAGAGGAGTGTGAGCGGTTGGGAATTAGTCCCGATTATATCTAGCGGGGTGCTTGAAATGGCACCGCCCGTGTGGGATAATCAGGGTATCAACCGTTAAACCGATTGACTTGCAACTTCTAAACCGACTGACTGTTTACTTGTAACCCGTTTTTGTAGGAGGTGACGAATGTCACGCCAAGGTGCGGCCGCTGGCCGCTATCGTATGCGCAACGAGGGTCAAGCCTCGCAACGTGGAATTCAGGGTATGCATATCCTGAACGACAACGCCGGTTGTCAAATCTACCGGCCAACCTGGAACGGCACCCGGACTATCTTCCGGCCGTTCCCGGGTAAGGATCCCGAGAACCTCGCAGCCTGGGACCCGTTCCGGCTGAGTGATGAAGATCGGGACTTCGGTGACTGGATCCGTCGATACGACATGGCATTCAGCATCGGTAACCCCGGGATTACCTTCGTTATGAAGGATCCGCGGGACGGCACGCTGGACGACCAGCAGAACCCCGTCTGGATGCTGTATCGCAGCATTCAGCAAGCCGTGAAAGCCGGCACCGGGCATCCCAGCTGGAATCCGCTTGTCTTCGGCGGCGCGGGTCGCGCCGCACCTCTGAGTTCTCCGAAGGATGGCTACATCATGCAAGGCATCCTGATGGAACACAAATCGCAGCCGCAGAACCCGCCGCGCGGGTGCTTGCCCGACCATCAACCGGTCGTGCTGCTGATGAGCCAGTCCGCAGGCCAAGCCCTGATGGACAAGCTCGGCGAACGCGATGACCAAGGTAACTGGCGCTGGCCCGACCTTACCAGTCTTGACGCTGGCATGTTCGTCCAGTTCCACCAAGCCGGCACCCAAGCGCAACCCCAAGGCGGCGCACCCAGACAAATGGGCGCGACAACCGTCGGCGGAGGTGGCGTTGCCGAAAACCGCTACGAGGTGGAGTTCCTCGAACTCTACAGCGGTATCTCGCCCACGTTCGAAGGGATCCACGGCCTGGCCGAATCCCACGTTCGTCCCTGGGACGAGATCGTACGAATCCCCACCATTGAGGACCAGGTCCGCATGTTGTGCGGCGCTGGCATTCCAGCGACGGCCATCGTCTACGCCCTCGGTGATGTGTACCAGGAGTTCATCCCGCAACACATCTTCGATCAGGCGCGTGCCCAAAACACGCAGACGACGGTTCCGTTCCAGAGCGTTGCCTCTGAGGGTGGTGGGACACCAAATCCAATGCAATCACAGGAAGCCCCGTCGCCGATGGGTGCTTCCCCCGCAGCTACGCAGCAGGATCCTGCCATGCCGGCGGCTACCACGCCGCCGCCTACGGCCGCTCCTGAGGCAGCTGGGAATCCCATGGCTTCCGTGACGCAACCCGAGCAAACGCCTCCTCCAGAGGCTGCTCCTGCGCCACAGCAGACAATGACGAATGCAGAAGCAGCGCCGCAGGCGCAGCCGACGCACACTACGCCGGAGCGATCGGCGGCTACGCAGGATGCCCTCGCAAGGGCTCGTGCGCGTGCTGCTGACGCCGGCGGATAGACGTTACTATTTCTGCACCTCAGCTCCGCCCGGTCCGTGGCCGGGCGGAGCGTTTCTTAGGACCAATATCCAATGGCTAAGAAAAAGAAGCCCAATCCAGCTGAAGAGTTGCCTGTTGAGGACTTCTGCCCGAACGACGAACTGTTCGATTCAGTGGTAGAAACAGTCCAAACGAAGCTGCAGAAGGAGGGCATGCTTGTCGGTCACAATCCGGTGATGCAAGTGCTGCCCGTGCCTGCGTTCAGTATGAGGTATCTCATTCAGAACGAAGGCCTGCCGTTGAGTTGTATGTATCAAGCAGTAGGACCGGAGGCGTCCTACAAATCCACGTTCGCGATGGAAGTAGTTCGCTGGCACCGCCTGTGCGGTGGGCGTGGATTGTTGTGTGAGGCTGAGACGAAGCCGACATCTGAGTTACGCAACAGTGTCCTGAACTGGGACCTGAAAGCAGTCGATATCGAGGACTGCGAAACCTTTGAAGACTGGCAGCGCAAGCTGACTCGCTATACCGTCGGCTTGCAAAAGCGGATGGAGAAGGCGGGTACGCGGGACATCCCGTGGTGCGCTGTCGTCGACTCGCTGACCGGCAAGGCCAGTGAGCATACGCTGAAGAACATCCAGAAGGTTGGTCATGCCAATCTGCACTTCCCCGTGGAAGCGCGACAGATGGCCGACTACATGCGTGCCTATCCGCAGATGCTTCTCGGGTGGCCGTTCACCTTCGTGGGTGTCAACCACATGAAGATCAACCGCAATCCTGACGGCACCGTCGACTACAACATCCCAGGTGGTTGGGCGCTGAAGTTCCAGTGCTCTGCTATCTTCGAGTTGGAGAAGATGGGCGGGATCAAGGAGTTCAACAACTACAAGGCGGCTACCATCCGCTTCTCCATGTTGAAGAACTCTTATGGAGCTGATGACTCCAAGATCAAGGTGCGGTTCAAGACGTGGCTGCAGGAGGACGCGCCTGATACGTTCAGGCTCCACTCTCGTTTTGAGTGGTGGGAAGCCTCCATCCTCTTCATCGCCACTGGCAACGGGCTGTCGGCCGCTAAGGCCCAAAGGCTTGTGCCCAAGATGAAGGAAGCCTGCGACATCCACGAGAAGTCGGGCGGCAGCCGCGGGAAGCTATACTGGTCGAACGCGTTGGGCGTCCCCTCTTCGGAGGCGATGCCGCCGCACGATCTCGGCATGATCCTCGAGACGAAGCCTGATGTGCTGAAGGACCTGTACAATGTTACCGGCATTCAGCGCCGTCAGTTCTTCCGACCCGGCGTCGATTTCCTGGCGCAGCAAGAGGCTCAGGCGCATGTGATCGCGCAAGCCGATGCTTCGGATCTCAACCAGCAGCGTTTGCGAGAGATCCAGCAGAACATCATCGACCACGATGCCTACCCCAGCCAGGTGGAATGGCCATCCAATGAGTAATCCCATCAATCCAATGGACTTTTGGGACAAAACAGATCACGAGGCGGAGGGCAACAAGCTCGCGCAGTATGAGCACGGCGCCGTGGACAGAATTGTCAAACGAGCAAAGGTCGGCACTGCCGAGCGCGCGCTCCTCGTCTCAGATGGCGATCTAATGACGTTTGAGGCGTTGCATGAGCATGCACATTTTCCGCTGCTCTTGCACGCCATCAAAATCCGCTCACCGGCGGACATCGAAAAAACCTTGGAGCAGCGTCCACTACGCACGCCGATGTTCATGCAGTTCTTGGACATCACTGACGGCACGCCGAAGGGCGAGTGCACATACCAGGGCGTCGTGTTCAACTGGCTGAACCACGGCCGCTGGTACGTCCTGCACGACTTCTCCATGCATACCGATCTAGGCACGTCGTTGCGCTACTGGCGCATCAACGGAAGATGTTACTATCTGGAAACCCTGGACAATCTGGTGGAACGCTTCGGCCCAGCCGAGGAGTGGTGCGCCTGATTTTGTTTCCATGAATAAATTCCTAGTCAAACCAAAAGCCGAGGTGTACGCGCCGGACCAGTTCGACGGGTTCCTCGAAGCGCTGAACACAGCCGATCAGTACACCGTCCAGGTGCCGATCAACCATCCGGAAGACCTGCTCCTGGACGATGCCGGCTGTCTCGTAGAGAGTGGCTTTCGCCTCTCTCCGCTTGCTTTCAAGCAAATCTGCATGTTTGTGGCCAAGGGACTTTGGCCGCTGATCATGGATATCGGTGGTGTCACGCGTGGTTCGAGATCCTTCGATGGAGTGATCTCGCCAGCGTTGGCAGCACGCATCTTCAATGACTGCGTGCAGCTCCGATTCCGTGTAAAAGATGGGATCTGCGGACGACTGTTGATCCAGAACCACAATACGAAGGTCATCGACGGTGTCGTCGGTGTCCGCTATCAGTACCTCGCCAATCACCTGCTGCTCGACGGCGCCTCTGACCTCCTGGCCACACACTCTGTGCCGATGGAGTTCTGGGGCGGAACGTTGACCGGCCGCCGCATGAGCGTTACCTTCCTGGCCCCCGAGGCCCTGGCTACCACGCCAGCCGGACAGGATCTCTACGGTGGCTGCTACGTGACGAACAGCGAAGCAGGTGAGTGCGGCGTACGCAGCTCATTGCTGCTCCAGTACGACGATACACCCCTCCGATGCATATCCAAGCTACACAGCATAACCCATGTGGGAAAGAGCTTCATGAAACGGCTCCAGCGCATGGTGATGAAGGTATTGCACGACTGGGACGGTATCGTCGATGTGGTTAACGACATCGAGCATCTGGCGACCACGCTGGATGTCCTCGACGACACGGGTAAGATCAAGCGCACATGGCAGCGACGAGTGGCAACCAGGTTGTCCAACTATGTCGACAAGGGCCTTGCTGACGCTATGATACGCCAAGCCATTTACACAGACGTGCGTGACGATCCGTTGAAAGAACGGATGCGGCGCGTGGCAGAGCGTACGGTCGAAGACTTCTTCGTGGTAATCATGGAGCATGCCGACGGCCAATATCCCGAAGTTCGCGAAAGTCTTGAGCGAGCGGCGTACGACGTCCTCGCCAAGCGCATCCCACTGTAGGAGCTATTTTCAGTAATGGCAAAAACCACTCTACCCGCCAAGGTCGAAGAGTACACCGCTCTTCAAGCACAATCCACCTTCACGAAGGCCGAAGAGAAGGCCTTCAAGGAGTTAAACGAATATATCACCAAGCGCGCCAAGGACGACATCTGGTGGTATTGGGAGCTCGGTCAAAAGGTCAAGAAGATCTATGAAGACGCCAAAGACCGTGAGGACATCTACGGCAAGCGCGTGTTGCTGCGCATGGCCAAGGCTCTCGGCTACAAGACAGACCAACAGCTCCGCAACACCATGACTGTTGTGGAGACTTTCAAGACGAAGAAGGAGTTCAACAAGCTCGTCCGGCTGAAGGGCGAAGCGCAGAACACGTTGAACTGGTCGCACCTCGTGTACCTCGCCCAGATTGGCGACGACAAGCTGCGGAACCAGCTGGCCGCCTCCACGCTCGAACAGAGCTGGAACGCCAAGGACCTCTGGGACCGTGTCAAGGAGCTGGCCAACCGCAAGAAACGCGGTTCCGGCGCCAAGGTGAAGACCAAGATCCCGGCATCGCCGGTCGGCATGTTCAGCCATGTACGTTCGCAGGCCAACAAGTTCGTCCAGAACTTCGAGGAGGCGTGGACGGGCGACGTCTACGACATCTGCGGCGAGGTGGCCAGCATCCCGGCCGACAAGCTGAACGACAAGCTCGTCCAGGCCGTCGCCGACACGCGTGCGAAGCTCGTGTCCATGCAGGAGTGCGCCGCCTCCCTCGAAGAGCAGCTCATGCAAGTTGAGGAGGACATCGAGGCCCGTCGTAAGGCCCAGGCGGAGGCTGAGGAAGAAGCCGCGGCTGCCGAAGCTGCCGAAGAGGACTACGAAGACGATATCGACGAGGGGGAGGACGACGATGACGACTTCGATCCGAACGACGACGTCTACGCTGAAGACGAAGCGGAAGACGCGGAGGAGGAAGAGGACGACGAGGTTGAGGAAGATTCCGCCCAAGACGAAGAGGACTGGGAAGAGGAAGAGACTGTCAACCTTGGCAAACAACGAAACGCTCAACGGCGAGCCAAGTCTGCCGCAGAGCGGGAAAAGAAAAAGAAACGTGAAGCTCGCGCTGCAGCTCGCCGCAAGGGGCGAGTGGGAGTAAGCAAGTGAAAACGCCCATAACACCGCAGTTTACGGTGTGCGTTTTACTCTACGGGAACTATCCGGAGTTGCTCAATAGGTGTCTCGACTCGTTGAGCAACCCGGAGTGGTACCCGTGGTTTAATCTCCGTATCGGCTGGCAGGGCCTTGGCGCGCAGTCGGAGACGGACTTACTGAGCCACGTCGCTAAATGGCAGACGGCTAAGCTGCGTGGCACGTGCCGCGATCCGTTGGAGATGTGTCTGAAAGGGCATTCCCCCTTCTTCAAGTATCCGACGATGCGCCGGATGTTCTACGAGATGCCGATCAAGACGCCCTACATCATGTGGTTCGATGACGACTCGTTCATCAACACCTGTGCCAACGGTTTCTTCCGGGGCATTCAGGACTTCATGGAGTATGGTGCGCGTAAGCGAAAGCCCGACGGCACGCTTACGCCGGCAGACACTGCCGACATGATCGGCGCCAAGTACGTGATGGCCCTGCGGGGCAATCAACGACAGTACATCGAAGACCAACCGTGGTACGCGGGCAAACCAATAGCCCGGCGCCCCGGGTTCATTACCGGTGGCTGGTGGACAATCCGTACCCCGATTATCCAACAATGGAACTGGCCGTCAGAGGACTTACAGCACAACGGCGGAGATTTGCTACTCGGGGAGTTGTGTCATCAGCAGGGATATCGTATAAAGCACTTTACGAAGGGACTGGGCATCAACTGCGATGCAAGCGGCAGATGCTCGACAGCGCCACGGCGCGGACACTCCCAGGACCCTTGCGGTACCAACTACGTGCGGCCAGCTAATCACCGTTCGCCGAACGACGAGTGGCAGCTCTCACGAAGCCGTTACCGCCGGAGGCGAGAATGAGTAGAAAGCATACTGCAGAGATCTTTCCTATCCAGGAATTCCTGGATGCCGGCGTTAAGCCTCAACGGCCACTGCGGCTGCGAGAGGGCGACGCCTGGATAGTTCGCAAAGAACCATTAAACCTCGACCAGCCAGGCGCAGAAGATCCGCTGGATTGGGCGATCGTCGAATCGGGACAGCTGGTCAACATCCCGCTGATCCCGTACCGCAGTCGCCTCGATCTTATGCACATGTTGCTCGGGGCAATGGATGTGATCCAGAGGTACGTTGAGCGGCAGCCGCATGCTGAGCGTACCCATATCATCTTAGGTGATCCAATCGAGCGGCTCGACGCCGAAGGCGTGTACCGCTACTGGATCGGTTTTGCAGTGCAGACTCAAGAGGCCCAAGGCTAATGAGCGAGAACCCAATGGCGCCGCAGCCGCCACAACAATTCATGCAGCTGCCGGCGCAGGTGGAGCAGCCTCCCCAACAGGAGGCGCCCCAGCCGCAAACCCCCGCTGAGCCGCCACAGCAGCGACAGCGGAGCTTGCAAGAGTATGCGTCTGGATACGCACAGCTCGCACGCGAGCTGACGCGTCAGAACGATGCGTACGGACACTTTCGGAACGTGGTGACCAGGATCGACGAGCTGATCAAGAACCCAGGGCAAGCGCCCAACGGGTTACCGTTCGTCACGTTTACGTTTCCCGTAACGGACGGCACGGTGCCGGGCGAGCTCAAGCTCGATCTCAACACCATGCCGACTTCCGTACTTGCGGCCATCAGGCCACTCTTCGACCAACTGCAGCAAACCTGCGGCGCTGACTTCATCGCTGCCATGAAAGGTTTCTACCAGCTGGATGCGGAGACACGGCCCGTTGTGGAAGCAATGGAGGCAGCGACCAGTGGCGGATGATGGCGACATCAACGCCTCCGAATTGATTGATCCAATGTACCGGCTACCATTCGACGGTTATCGCATGCACGTCGAATGGGCACCGGCCGGTGCGCGCCTGGGGACGAACTTCGCCCATGTCAGGCGGCTGGATCGTGGCCAATCAATCGCTGAGTATCCTGCGATGCTCGTGTTTGGAAATACGCCCGAGGAGCGCACGTCGCTAACACGCGATTCGCTGCTTCTCGCGGCCATGCTGGACTACATCAACTCCGGAGGCGATCCGGAGGTAGTCTGTGAGATTGCGGACCAAGTCCGACAGCTGGAGCCGGTGAAAACGCCTGGCTTCGAGCTGATCCTTGCCTACGAACAGGTCGATCGAGTCCTCTACTACGAATCCAAAGACGGTAAGTACGTGGAGGTCGTGGTTGACCACTGGGCGGACGAAGCGGAGGTATCAGGGCTGCCCGACGTGTCGGATTGTACCGACATGGTTGCACGGCACCCAGAACCCGTACACTTAGGGGAGGAGGAAGATGACTCAGTCGACCCGCACCTCTGATGTCAAGATTGCCATTCCGCGGTACAACCTGGGGCGCATCATCCAACTGCGCGACAAGCTGTGCACGGACTCGATGACCGAGTGGTTTGGTTTTACTGCCATCGGAGAGCACTTCGACCAATTCGTCGACCAACTCACCGAAGCGATACCTCGAGCCAAACGCCAAGCGGTGTACGACAGCTGTACCTGTCTCGCTGGGGAGTACCTCACCGAGGCAAGGCTGCGTACGCTGTTTTGGCGACTGGCCGGGAACACCGACAGCCTGCGGCGCGGTGTTGCTGTGCCCCCGTGGCACGTACAGTCAGAGCGAGAGTGGATGCCGGTGCAGGTCACCGGCTGGGAATTCTCGCAGAACAAGTGGGGCAAGCCCGGCGGTCTGTTTGCCATGCGCATCCTGGCCGGATCGGCGTGCCCCATGCGAATCATAACCTTCTGGACAAGGGGATTTAGCAATCTCATTGCAAGAGGTGCGGGATATACTTCTTACCGACATGATTATCCGTTTGGGCATCCCTCCGAGCTTGTTGGTCTCCGACTCTGGGCGCTCATCGACCCAGCTTACTGCCAACAGGGACGCCCGGGTTTTCGAGAGGTGTCTTGTACGCAGACTCTACGGAACTGGAATCGGGGGATCATCCGCAAACGATTCCGACACGGCTGGGAATGTCCACGAGGCTACGAGAGACACTGTTACAAGTGCCACGTTGGGTACGACCAGTGCCCGGCGGCGACGCACAGAACCACAAAGGAGTGCGAAGATGCCCCTGAGTCACAAACAAATACAGAAGCTGGAGAAGCGCACACATGAGCTCGGTGAGGAGCTCGGTGATATAGAGCAACGGCGGAAGTCGCGGCTGAGAATGCACGACTTTATGAACGCAATCAACGAGGACGAGCGTGTTGAGCTCACCTGCACAGAGGGTGACATCTGGCTAAACGTCCGCATCAGCGAAGGTAATAACCGCTCCGTAGAGAAAGACACCATGTATCAGAGTGATTTCATGGCGCGGTTGCATACTGCCTTTCCTCTCATGCTTAAAGCACTCGTTGCTGAGTGCTGCAGTGACGCCGACGCCGACTACGAACGTCGGCTTCTTGCGGTTGTCCCGTTAGAAGAAGAACCCGAAGAAGAGGACAGACGGCGTCCACGCGGATTGCGTCTGCCTGGAGTTACCGATGGAGACGAAAAGACTGAAGCAGTTGGAGAGCAAGCGGAATAACGCAGAACGGGTGCTGCAGCTGCTCACAAACCGCGAAGACATCAACCGGTTTCTCGATATGATCCTCGGAGCGCTGCGTGACGGGGAACCGCTACACATCCAGCTCGACTCCCGTGACTACTTGGAGCTCGGGCGCAGCAGCCAAACGGTATACAGTGGCCCGCCCTCGGCGCTTTCTGAGTGGCTGGCAGTGCGGCACGAGCTTCGTGTCGGCATCTTGGACGTGGTACAGACAACGCTGCAGAAGTGGCGTGATAAGTACCAGCAAGACTACGAGGACTATCTATGCGATCTGGCTAACGAAGACCGTGAGCACAGTGCAGGCATAGGTGACCGCACGCCCCGTGGTGTGCGTCTACGTAATACCGAGGAAGAAGGCGAGGAGGAGGAAGCAGAGATGGATGCGGCTACGGGTTGGGTGGACGGGCCAGTGCCTGTAAGCCCATCGCCGTCGGAAACACGCGAAACCTTTGACGACTTCTCCACCGAGGAACTGCGCGACACGCTCAATCGTATCCACGGCAGCGGTATGTTAAATACGCTGGATGAGGAGCAGATGCGGGCAGTAGTGGCCGCGCAGGCCGAACTCACTCGCCGCACGCAGGAGGCATCAGATGCCACCAACAGCGAC